CATTGGTTCAACTTCGAATTCGTTCATGTCAAAACCTTCTTTGGTTTCTTCATCGTCGCTTGACTCATCAACTTCTTCGTCAGTTGCTTCGTCTAAGTCTTCGTCTGCTGACTCTTTAGTGTCTTCATCATCTGAAGATTCTTTAGTTTCTTCATCTGTGGACTCATTAGCATCTTCGTCTTTACTAGACTCGTCTACTTCTTTGTCAGTTTCCTCTAGATCATTTTCTAGTAGGTTTTCATAAATTTCTCTTGATTTTTCAACTACAATCTCGTGGAACAATTCTTCTGCTCCAGCACGATCTTCATTGACTAGTTTTTCGAGCATGTTCTCGAACTTGTTTAGATCTGCCATTTTCTGTCTCCTGGTTTAAATAAAATTACCTTACGGTAAGGCTGTCATTAATATTTACTATTTATACAGAAAAGTACGTAGATATAGGCTCAAAATGAGCCGTTTTTAAGGATTCAACGAAAAATTGAAAGATTTTACTAAATCTTCCGATGTTATGTGAGAAATGTTTCCAAAGTTAGCAAAAGGCTCTGGAATAAATCCGTTTTCGTGTCCTAACACTCTTATATATCTTTTTTCGTTATTTTTCTGAAAAACAGTAGTCGTTTGGCGTAACCAATTGCCATAGTATGTTGATGTATCGTGTTCACGTTTATAATTTGGTGAACCACTGTACAAATTGTTTACTCTTTTGTGTTCGGGGCCTATTCCTTGATAATCAAAGCCTAATATGTATATTGTTTTGTGTCCGTGACTGCTTGCAAAATCAAGTGCTGTTGGTCCACTGCTCCATCCTTTGCTAGGTTCAAAATAATTTAATCCACTATATTTTTCGTAAGACTTGTTATAATTTGTCCATACTTGACCTTCTTTATGATATCTGTATTGAACAATTTCGTTGACCATTTTAGTATCAACAGCAATTAAATAGTCAGGTTTGAATTCTCTATATACTGCATTACAAGCATATATAGTTCCAAATTTTCTAAGTGGTTCTAATGGGATTCGGCGACGGCTTATACCGTTACCTAATACAAAGGCTATACTCAATTATCATACTCCGCCGGCCTCTGCGTTTGCCGCTATGCCGTACATTTGTCTTACAAAATGCAAGTCTTTTGCTTGCTCTTCTTTATGTACCTCTGCGGCTAATCTTGCACGATTAATTTGGCGAAGTGTGAGTCGAGTTTTACGAGTTGAATCAAAGTCTACTGGTGACTGGTCGTCTTTAGCAGAATAACGTTTGTCTTCTACAGGCTCAAGTGTTTCTTTGTCAAAGTAAAATATTTCTCTTAGTATCATACTGTTATTTATACCGTTACGTCAGTTGCGCCTTCTTGAGGTACGCCGTCACCGCCAGTTGCTGTATCAGGTGCATCTGCCGCACCTCCGTCAATTGGTGCTTCACCGCCTGGTACTTCTGCATCCATGTCACCCATATCTGCATCAATGCCTGCTCCGCTAATGCCTGCGCCTCTAAGTTCTCCACCTGCGTCAGTTGGTGGTGGAGTAATATTCTCATCGTTTTCTTCTCGCCATAGTCTTTCGTTCTCAGTAAGTTCTTCTTCACTAAGACCTAAGTATCGTTTCATTGCAAAGCGATTTGAAACATAAGGTATTGCGCTCATTTGTGTAAATGTTGGAATACGTGCATTATCAATTTCACTTTGTCTATATGCCGCAAAGTTTTGTGGTGGTTGGAATCTAATGTCAAACATTGCAGTATCAATGTTTACACCTCGTTCTAATAGATAGCGTTTAAATTCTTGATTTATATCTTCAATTAATAAACCTTGTAATCTTTCGCAATATGTATTAAATCTTAATTCTTGAATGTATGCTGTACCTACTCTACCGTCATTATATTGAGCGGCACTATCGTCAGCACCAGTTGGCAAGTAACTTGACGGAATACGTAAGCCACGAACTAACTTGTTGGTAAAGTATCTTAAGTCGTCAATTTCACCTAGGTTAGTACCGCCGGGCAGTGTTTCAACTTTTGATCCACGTCCTTCAGCAGTTTGAGGGAAAAAGTAATCTTCGTTAATTGACAGGGGATTGTAAGAACTGTCTATGACATTTGTGCCTCCACCTGTTGACGATGGGATACGTCTTTGATGTATTTCCGTCTTAACACGTTCTACAAATTGCATTGCCAAGTGACTTGGCATGTTGCCCACATCAACGTAGAATACTCTGCGCTCTGGCGCACGTTGGACACGATAGATAATAATCGCATCTTCAAGTAATTCTTTTTGTTTGTATACTTTAAATATTGTTTCTAATAATGAGTTACCAAAAGGAAAGTTGTTGTCTAAGCCTTCTGATAGACTTAGGTGTACTACATTCTGTGCATCAATAGCAACTTCGCCTTCTCCTTCTTGGAATCTACTTCCACTTTGTCTTGGAGAGTTGCCTACCATGCCACGAACGCCACCTTGTAAATATCCATCGCCACCGCCTGTAACATTTCCATTAGTTTGAAAAGGTGTTGTTGCAACCATGTCTTTAAAATTTAAATTAAAGTCTTTGATTACATATTGTTGTGGCTTTTTGCCTTCTGATTCGTTAACAATAATTCTTGCAACGTTTGCAGAATCAACATGAAATAATTTTTTAGTTTCTGGATCTCTAATAAAAAATTGATCGCCATACTTAAAAGTATTACGTAAAATCCTAAACATACGTGTATCAAATTTTTGTAACTTATTCCACTGTTGCAAATATTGCTGTAAAATAGTTGTTTCGCTTGTCGTTGCTGATTTCTTAAAGTCGATTGTAAAAGGAGTTTTGTTTTGTGAATTTTTCTGTGAACAGAATTCTGCAAGAATATCCAATGCGGCATTTACTTCTGAATCTAAATCCATAGTATTGTATTGCCCGTAACGCTCAACTCTATTAGGAGCACCTACATATACATCTGGCAAATATGAACTATAGTTTGTTCGTGCTGGCCCTGCAGTACCACTGCCGCCGCGACCGCCTCCTAAAGGGCTATAATTTCCGCCCGGGTTATCGCCTGTAGGCACTGGTGTAAAATATTTTTTCCAACTCATTGTTTATCCTTAATATGCGCTCTCTGGATCTTTTTCTAGAATCCGTCTTGTTAGTGTATTATTTTCACGCATAAGTGTGATTAATGTTTCCATGTTACTACTACTTATGCCCGATCCACCTGATCCACCGCTAAGAAAGGATCCTGCATTTGGGCCGGTTCCCTTTGTAAAGAATCCATTGTTATCTTTTGATAATTCAGAATTTAGATCTTTCATTTGATCTACTAATTTGTCTAATGCTTCTGCAAAATCTTCAACATTTTTTGCATTTAAGTCATCTGCAAAAGATTTTAAGCCTTGCAATCCGCCTGATGATGCTACTAAGTTTGCAACTGCTGTGCCATCAACTGCACTAAACTTATTAATACCTTCAACCATTTTATCAAATGGTGATTTCACACCAAAGAAACTAGCAATGCTATCTAATACTCCGCCTGCGGCTAATCCTATCATTGCACTACCTAAATCACCTAGTGCTACTGCAACGTCTTTTAAATTTGCTGTATCTTTAACTGCGGCCATTCTTTCAACGCCAGCCGCCATTTTTTCTATACCTGTACCAGCCGATTCAATACCTTTACCTGCTAAGGCAATTGCCGCTCCTGTACCAATTAACAATCCTGCTAATGTTGCCGCACCTAGTATAACTTGTGGTCCTGCAAATCCTCTAAGTAATGATTGGAAGCCTTTTATTGCAAGGTAAACTGTACCACCTGCCGCAACCATTACTGCTAGTTTTGATAAAGCACCGTCTATACCTGAGAACATGCCTCCGCCGCCGCCACTGCTTTCTGTTGCTCCGCTTTGGCCTGGTGGACCTTCTTGTTTTTCTTCGCCGCCACCAAAGATCTTGCCCATTATCATTCCGCCTAGACCAGAAAGTCCGTCTGCTAAATATCCTCCAATGGTAGCCATTAGATTGCCATTTTTAAATGCATCAACAAGTTCTTTAAATTTGTCTGAAAGCGTTGTTGCAAAAGACTTTATTTTTTCAATACCTTCAGGGCTTCCTAACCAAGTGGTAAAACTTCCTAGAGTATCTTCTACTACTTTGAATACTCCTGATTTAATTAAAGCATCGTAAATTTTGTTTTTTGCGTCTTGTAGTATACGTTCAAAGTCTGCTAACCCTTTTGCTCTCGATTCTTCAGCCTTTTTTTGTTCTTTTTGTACATCTGTTAACCCTTTACCGGCATTCTTCAATCCAATAATTTCAACAACTGCACTACCAACGCTACTACCCATTGCTTGTAGTGTTGAGTACTGTTGTTTTTGTGCATCGGTCATATTGTCTGCCATCTCAGCAGTTTTTCTAATCTCAGCCATAAACTCGTCTTGTGTTACTGTACCATTTTTAAGTCCATCGGACATTGCCGCTAAGTTTGGATTCAAACGTATTAAATCTTGACCCATTTCATCTAACGGAACACCACCTGTTGCAACCATTTCTGCTATTGCATTTTTTAGTCCTGGGCTTGCATCTCCCATCATAGTCATAACACCATTAAGATTCTGTTGTGCCGCTTCGTCCATTGTATTAAAGATCAACTTAAGACGTTTGTCTGCCATGTTATCTTTCATTTCTGCCATGATCTGATCTCTACGCTTACCAGTTACTCTAGCAAGTTTATCAATTTCCATTACAGTACTTGAAACACCTGCTGTTAATTCTCTGTTAGACATACGTTGTGAACGACCTAAACTTGTTTGCAATTCTAAATAGTCTGCTGTATATTCAGCAGTCTCTTCCATAGTTAAACCTAAACGACTAAATGTAGGACCCATGTTTTTTTGAATTTGTCCACTAATTTGAGCAAAACGTTTTGCACCTTCAGAGGCACTTCCTCCAAATAATGCTAAAGATTGTGCATTAGATTGTATTACACTCTGAAAGGTTTCTAGGCTTAATCCTGCTTGAGTTGCCGCTAATTTTGCACCAAAAAGGCTGTCACCAAAATCAATTCCAACTTGTGATAATTCTCTAAATGTTTGAACATTTGAATCTACAACACCAATTAATAATTGCAATGCTCCGCCGACCATTGGGCCAACTATAGGTATTGCTGATAATGCCCCTGTAATATGTGATGTAAAGTCTGATATAGATGTTGCACCACCTAAAAATTCATGGCCTAACCCAGATAGCATAGCCGTTACTTGACCAAAGCCACGTGCTAATGCACTGCTAGTTTCTTCTATTTGTTCGTCAAATTCTTCTAATTCTTTGGTAGTTTTACCAGTGGCTTTAGCCATTTTGACTAGTTCTTTTTCAGAACTTTGTGCCGCACCACCGCCTCCACCGCCTTGCTTTTGGATAGCCGCAAGCATTTTTAACAGCGTTGTTTCAGTGGCCGCGTCATTTAGGGTAACTTCGTCTTGCCCTATTGTTCCTTTTACAGGTCCTGCCATATTGTTCTAAATCCTATAAACTACGTACATAAATACATATACTAATTACTAATGTATTTATACGGAGATAGACATGGCAGATTTTAACCCAGAGCAATTTAAACAAGATAATGGAAATAAAATGAATCCATTAATGCAACCAGCGACAGCACCTAAGACAGCAAACCCACTTGCAGGTCATTTTAGACAAGCAAAAATTTATATTAAGTTACCTAGTGGTGGTCAATATTATGATGAGGGGTCCTTAGACATGCCTGAAAATCAAGAACTTCCAGTTATGCCTATGACAGCAAAAGACGAACTAGCATTAAAAACTCCGGATGCTTTGTTAAGCGGTCAGGCTACAGTTGATTTAATTCAAAGTTGTATTCCAAGTATTAAAAATGCATGGAGTATGCCAAGTCTTGATATTGATGCTTGTTTGATTGCAATTAGAATTGCTTCATATGGAGAACATATGAATATTAGTGCAACTGCTCCAAATACAAAAGAACCAGTAGAATATTCTATTGATTTACGACAAGTACTACAACGTTATGAAAATGCTAAGTTTACTGATATGTTTACAGCAAAAGATTTAACATGTAAAATCCGTCCGTTAAATTATAAAGAGTTTAGTCAAGTGTCTATGCAAACATTTGAAGAACAAAGAATCTTTGCACTTGTTAATAACGATCAAATTGACGAAGATGAAAAATTAAAACAATTTAATGTTACATTTAATAAAATTAGAGATATTACATTAGGTATGGTTATTAGTAGTGTTGTTTCAATTCAAGTTGGCGACGAAGTTGTTAGTGATAGAAATCATATTACAGAATTTTTAGAAAATACTGATAAATCGTTTTTTAAATCTTTAAGTGATCATATTGAAAAACAAAAGAAAGAATTTGAAGTACCTCCTATGGAAGTACGTTCAACTGAGGAACAACTTAAAGAAGGTGCACCAGAAACGTTTGAAGTACCGATTGTATTTGATCAAGCACATTTTTTCGCTTAAGGATCGTCAGTTGGCCGATTGAACAGATCCTAAAAGAAGTTGATAACTTAGAAGGCCAAAGCAAACAGTTAAAATCTGAATTATTTAAACTGATGTGGTATATGCGTGGAAGCATGACTATGGATGAAGCATTTCAACTTAGTAATGAAGATCGTTCTCTTATATCGGATCTAATTAAAGAAAATATGGAAACTACCAAGAAAACAAATTTACCGTTTTTCTAAGCAGTAACACCTTTAGCATCTAACTTTTCAGTACCTTGCACACCTGCTTGTGCCGCTTTTTGAGCACCGGATGATCCTGCTTCAACACCTTTTGATGCAACTTGCGATTTAATTAATTTAGCAAGTGCTGGATCTTTCTTAGCCGCTGAAATAATTGGATCAAGTTTAGGATTAGGTAAGCCTTGTGCCATTGAAGGAATAATACCAATTGGTTTATTAGTAGCAGTGTCTACCCATAATGCACCCATCCATTTATACTCTTTGCCATCTTTGGCTTTCATAGTATCACCTTTAGCAACTGCTTTTGCTGTTGGTGCAGTGCCTGCTGGTGCGTTAGTCGCCGGAGCATCGCTTGCTGGTTCATCTGTTCCTGGAGCATCACTTGCAGGTTCGTCTGTTGCGCCTGCATCTGCTGTTGGACTTGCCGCTGGAGTTGCTTGTGCATCTGCTTTAGGTTCCGCACTAGGTTTGCCAAGGTCTACTTTTGCTTCTTGTCCAATAGTTGATATTTGATCATTGCTTAACCCTGCATCTTGTAATATATTTAAAATACTTGCTGTATCTAAAGGTTCGCCAGCCGCTTTCCATTGTTTAGTTAATTTTTTAGCACTTACTGCTGTTCCCAGTTCTTTAGCACCGGCTTTAACTTTACTAGCCGCTTTACCAACTGCGCCTAATGCGCCTTTGGCTAAATTTCCTAGACCGCGTTTTGCTTTTGCACCCATTGAGTTTGGATTGTCTAAAGGAAGTTCACCTTGTGCAGGATCTTTCTCCATTAAAAATAATTCAAATCGATCTTCCATGTCAAGTGCTTCTGCTTTTGCTGGAGCACCACCACCTTGTAGATCTAATTCACCTTGCTCTGGTTCTATAGGTTCGCCGCCAACTTTAAGATCCATGTCTTTTGGTTTTCCATCAACTGTTTGTAATGAACCTTGCGCCGCCGCCGCTATAATACTATTTGCCGCTGTAAGATTTTGTAGGAATGCATCATTAGATGCCGCAACATTTTGGGCAATTTCATTTGTAAGATTCATATCATCTATAAATTGTTTTGTATCAAATGATTTTCCAAAATCCCATAACTTGTCAAATGCATCTAGTGCCGCTGGATCTGTAGTTGTTCCTGTTGCCGCTGTTGCATCTTTCAATGTATTCAATAGTGCAGTAAATTCTTCTACTTTAGTTTCTGGAATAGCCATACTTCCAAGATCTTTTACACTTTCAAATCCTGGAAACGTAAGTGACTTTTCGAATCCAACTTTAAAACTTGTAAGTCCTGGTGCTTTATCATACGGTACTGCATCAAAACGCATACCTTCTAACCAGTCGCCGATACCATTTAATGCCCAACCTGCAATAGCACCATAGGCCGCTGTCTTAATTGACTTGCCTACTGCACTTGAAAGATCTTCACCTTGTAATAATTCTTTTGTTGAACGTAGTATTAAACCTGCGGCCGCGCCGCCTAATGGTCCGCCTGCAAAAGCCGCAATAGATGTCAAAATACCTACTGCTAAACTTGCTTTCCCTGGATTTTCTTTTGCCCAGTCGCTTACTTTTTGTATACCTTGTACAATTTTGCTATCACCGTTTTTAGCAGTAATATCTTTCTTAAGTTGTGCAAACTTTGCATCAGCATTTTTAACTGGTCCTGCATTCTTTGCCATAGCACCAAGTTCGTTAACCTTAGCATCAATTTTCTTTGCAACATCAACAGGAAGTTTAGCAACAGCACCTGCCGCCGCTCCTACTTTACCAAGTGCGTTTCTATTATCACCACTTGCGTTTGCTTGTGCTTCAGCACCTTTAAAAATATCTTGAATTTGATTTGTTGTTAGTGTTGCTTCAGCAAGACGTGTGTATTCTTCTAATAATGGCCAAAGTTCTTTTTCCCAACGTCCTACATATAACTTTTGTGATTCTGTTAAGTCTTGCCAGCCTTCATTTAAAATTGTTGCTGACTTATAATTGTATGATGTTACTTCTTGTAGTTTCATTATATTGCTCCTGCCAATGCTTTTTTCTCAGTCGGTGTAAGTTTATCTAACATTGTTTGAACTTCTGGTGGAATACCTTGTTTATTCTTTAGTGGTGCAACTTTTGCACCTGGTGCTTGTGCCGGAGAACCACCTGCTTGTTTATCTGTAGTAGGTTGTCCTGCCGCTTGTGCTTGTTGCCCTTTTGTTTGTGGAGCCTTTACACCTGCGCCTTTAGCCATCGACGCCATTGCTCCTGCAACTCCGCCTTGTGATGGAGCACTGCCACCGCCTTGTGCTTTTGGTGCTGGATCAGTACCTACATTGCCGCCTGTTAAATCACTTGCGGCCGCTTTCTTTAAGACTTTATCAATTATCGATTTTGTAAGTACACCATCGGGCAACTGCATCCCGCCTGCACTTAATTTATGTTGCTTCATAAACGCTGATAAATCAGCGGAAGTCATATTTTTATCGTTTTTGCTATTAATGCCTTGCCATCTAGCAAGATCTTTGTAAATTGCGTTTGCTTTAGATCCAACTTCGCTTGATCCGCCTAATCTAGCACTTACACCACCAGTAGTTACTTTACTTGCTACTTTTTTAGCAAAATTGCCAATACTACTAGTAGGTTTTTCATTAAGTTGTGAATCTTCTAAAATTATTTCGTGAATGTTCATTTTAAAGTCCTTTAACAGTTGTATGTATTTAGTATATCTACTCCGTAGATATAAGTTTTCGTTAACACTCAAACTTAACACTTCGTTTTGATTAAAGCAGTAGATATGAATTAAAGCAATATTACGAAGTAATATTGTAATTGCTTCATGTAGATTGTTTCAGTCAGACGGAACCTAATCGCTGGTTCCATCTAATCTTGACACTTCATGTGAGTCCGTCACAGCCGAGATTCGGAAGTAGGTAATTGTTTATACACTTAGTTCAATGGGCTCTGACCTTTCCCAACCTACGTCGACATCGCTTACGCTACCTCTCGCTTCGTTCCTATTGCTAAAGAGTTTTTATGAACTGTGTTGTGTTTTTCGATTGCTAACAGTCAATCTACATCAATCCTGCCGCCCTACTACCGGACGCGGCTCAACGTGTACGAGTGTCCTTATCACGGGACCTTTTTCTCAGCGGTATTTGTAAACTGGCCCGCCAACCTTAGGTGTTAGATTGTTTTGCCTTGATATTTTGTTCTAGCAATGCCTGTTTGAGTTTGTCTGATCCGCCTACTCTAACATTAATGATACCGTTATAGTAATCATCAGTTTCAAGTACACGCCTATCAAACTGTTCTCTTGCCTCTATATAGGACATTTCGCCCCTACCTTTACATAGGTATAATATTTCTCTTGTAAACTTGTTTTCGCCTAGTTGTGCAACGTCTGCGTTTAGTCTGTCACTGGATCCCCAGTAATCTTTCCAATCGCTTTCTTTTTTTCCACGTCTTTTATTTTTTTTGCCTTTAAGTGGTGGCTTAGTAGTTTTAAATTTTGCTAGTTTCTTGCCTATATATTTTTGGCCTGTAGTGGTATTTGTAATTAGATAAACAAAACCTTCATACTCATCTGGTATTTCATCTATTGTTTTTCCTTCATAAGTCCACTGCATGAACTTACTTACCGTGCCTTCTATTTTTCTGCCTCGATCTTGGTTTTGAACGTTTCGTTAATCTCGTCCATACGTAATTTACTCAATCTGCGTATCTCTCTGAGGCATTTCCGGCTTGCTCGGTGGGTCCTGTAAGATAAACGATTTTCAAAGTTTTCGTTTTCCTTAAAATACTCCATATATGCTTTCGTTAATAGATCGTGTGTGTCGTCAGTCATTAATCTACTATCTCTATGTCATTTTCGTAACTAGTAAATCCATTTTCTTTAACTACTTTCATCAAATGATTGACTCTACCAATTAACTCGTCTTTATGCGAGATAAGAAATACATTTTTGTTGCGTTCTCTGCCCATCTTCTTAAGAACTGCTAATGATCCTTCGACACCAGCAGTGTCCATACCACTGTCAATTAATTCATCAATAAACAATAAGTTAATATTTTGATATAGACTTTCCCAAACATCTCTAAATGCAAAACTCATACCAAGTATTAGTCTATTACGTTCACCTCGTGACAAGTTATCAAAGTCTAAGTCTTGTCCTAGTTGTGTAATCTCAACATTTAAATCGTTTTGGAATACAACTTGATGTGGTAATCCTAGTTTGTCTAAGTAATATGTAAGTCTATTGTTTAAGTATGCTAAGTTTTGATCAATAATCTTCTTACGAATAAAACTATCTTTGTTTGTTAACAGTTTTAATAAAAACTCTTGATGTTCTTTGAAACTAGTTAAGTCATTAACAGGTGTCCAGTCTATAGTTTGTACTGCTGATGTGTTTAACTCGTTAATTTGTGCTTGATAAGGATCTTCTTCGTCTTGTTTATTTTGTAAAGCAGTTTTTAAACTATCAACATTTTGTCTATGCTCATATGCTTCTTTTGCTGTTTCATAGTAAGTAGTAGGTCTGCCATTGATATCACCAATGTCATCAAGACCTTTAACAACGTCATCTACTTTTTTAGCAATCTCTGATCGATAGTCAATTGCTTCATCTAATTCTTTTTCTTTACGTGTTTGTAGTTCTGCTTTTTTATCTGCGTGTAGTTCTTGTCCACATGTATAACAAGTAGCATCTTCAAGATTTGTTATGTCTTTAGTTGCCTTTTCTACAGACTTCTCAGCACGTTGTAGTGCTGGCTCTAATGTGCTTAATTCTTTTTTAAGAGCCAAAATAGCATTGTTATGTTCATTCCAATTAGATAGTTTTTCATGTGATTCTAATTCAATATTAACATCTAAGTGTTCTAACTCATCAATAGCAGATGCTAGTTTACTAATGTCTTGTTGCTTCTTAGCAAGCCAAGCACGTTGGGTTCCTTGCAAACTAGAAATAGTGTCTTCGATCTTGCTATTTGCTGTTTGTATTGCTTCAATCTTTAATGTTTCTTGTATAATGGTTTCTTTAGTCTGCCGAACTTGATCTTTTAAAGTATCTGCTTTTTCACTAAGAATAGTAATACCTAACAACTGCTCAATAATAGCACGTTGATCATTTTGTCGCATACTAAGGAAAGGCTCTGTGTAAGTGTTTAATGCAACAATATGTTTAAACATATCGTGACTCATACCTAATAGGTCATTAATATCTGCTTGCGTCTTACGACTATCGCCTTGGGACTCGTCTAACATTTCCTGTTCTTGATTATTGATATAAAACTTTAGTACATTGGGCGACCGTCCTCGTTCAATACGATAATCAATGCCATCTTTTTCAAAATCAAGTGAAACTAACATGCCCTTGCTATTAGTTTTGTTAATTAAGTTGTTGCGTTTAATATTTGTTAACGCTACACCGTATAATGAATAACTTAGAGCGTTAATAATAGTAGTTTTACCTGTACCATTACGTGATCCATTGTCATCACCACCCTGATCTAAGTTTTCACCTAGCACAAGTGTTAATTGTTCTTTGTTAAAGTCAACAGCCTGAGTTTGATTCCCCACGCTCATAAAGTTTTTTACGGTCAGGTCTTTAATACGTATCATAGTTCGTTATAGATGTCCAATAGCATTTTCTTGTTAAAGTTATCCGAATCAATTGCTGTAATTTCTTTAGATACAATTTCATCAACACTTTCAAAAGTTGAAATATCTAAGTCGGTGCTAATTTCTTCGACTTGTTTTTGCGGGATTAATGTAATTTCTCTACACTTATATTGTGTAATATACGTTTCTTTAATAAATTGTGCTTCTTCGTAACTAATTGGAACATCGATAGTAACACGTAGGTACATATTACTTTTAATAATGTCCTGATTAGGATCTAGTAGTTGACTAAGTGTAGTTGTTCGATACTTAGGACAATCACTCCAACTTAAATATTCTGGTTCTTTATTGTTTTCTCTATCGAGAATCATCATCCCACGATCGTCATCCCATGCATCTGCATAGTTGTGTGGGAATGCATTACCAATGTAATGTACTTTACCTTGTTTTTGTCGTTTGTGGAAATGTCCACTAAACACATATTCTTGATTTACAAAATGTTCACTCTTTAGTTCCCCATGATCAGGCATTTGTACCATAGCGTTCATATAAAAACTAGGAAGTTCAAAGTGACCAAACATATACTTTGTTTTAATGTCCTTCATCTTCTTCCATTCGTCTCCTACTAACCAAGGGACTAGTGCAACATCTTCTTCTTGATATATTTCATCAATAAAAGTAATACCAGGAATGTATGTAGCAAATGCAGTTGAGTTTACATCACGCTTATCTTTATAATACAAGTCGTGATTACCATCAAAGAAGTAGAACTTTTCAAATGAACTACCTAATTTTTCCATACAACGTATTGTTGCATCCATGGTTGTAAGATTTAAACTGTTTCTATTATGATGCCAGTCGCCACAAAAGATACCTGTTTCACAGTTATTGGCCTTTGCTTGTTCAATGAACCAATCTACGAAACGTTCGCAATCATCGTTATGTACTTTACTATTGCCTTTTAGGCCAAGATGAATGTCAGTAAAGACAGCCGCTTTTTTAAACACTTATACTCACTCCTGTTTTCTATATTATTATACGTTAAAAACCATACATTGTCAAGTGTTTATTTTTTTAGCGTTTGCTTCTGCTTCTCGCTTCTGTTGGGCTTCCCATTCACCAGAATGTTGTCTAGTATATGAAGGATTCATATTATTCATCTCTAAAATGTCATCTCTAATGTTTTGATTACGTTTTTCTAAGTTAATAACACGTACAAACGAGTTTGTAACTGCCGCAGTATAGTAAGCAAATGGGTTTTGCGACTTAGATTCGTCAAATTGTAATCCAATTTGTGCTAATTGCAGTATTGCTTGTCCGCGCATCTCGTCATTGTAAGTGTATCCACGTACATTTCCTCGTGTTGCATATCGATCACAAAGTTTCATCCACATCATAGCAAGTTTATTAGTTGCTTTTCCGTGTCCTTTGTTAAAACATCCGTTTTCTAACCCACCTTCCCAGTGTGATTTGCCTACACAAACTAATTCACCGTGCTCATTAAACTTATAATGCTGAAACGGTGGAAAATTAAGTTTTGTCTTTGTATCTGCTATAGTTTTAGGATTTTTCTTTCTTCCGGGCTCTTCTGGAATGTGGTCAAATGACATAATTCGAAAAATTAACTCTTCTTTTGTAATTTTTCGGTAATCAACTTCACATTCTGCTTGTTTAATCTTCTCTCCAGCCAGTTTTCTTGTTTCAAAGGCTAATTGACTTTGTTTTTTTGCTTTATTTCGCTTTGCTTCAGCAATAGTACGTATGTTAATTTTTTCTATACTAGGTAAAATTATATCAAACATACCATATTCGTCAGCAACATAACTACAAAACGTACTTTTAGATTTGTGTATCTCTTTTAAGATATCTTTATTGTTTAGGTAATTTACTTTTCTCATTAGGTCTCCAATTATTCAAATGTTACATACATTATAATATACGTAGTTAAAAAAGTCAACTAAATAATACTATAAAGTTTAACGGAGTAATTTATGACAACATTTCGCGATCAAGATCCAAATTCGCCCGGTGTGCAACTATCCCAATCTATTGGGGCTACAGTACAAAGTGTGACTAAACAAGTAAAAAAACGTGTTAACCAGTATCGTTCGGGTATTGAAGAAATTGTTGCTCGTCGTAGCGTTAACATACCAAAAGATGCTGTACCAAAAAACCGAACAACAACAGATGCAAAGATTATAGACAGTGCAGGTGATAATGATTGGCGTGTTAGTATTAGTATTCCTCCAGTTATTGGTGAATTAGATTCTAGTTTAATGGCTCCGCTAGTAAATTCAGGCAACAGATTAATATTTCCGTTTACTCCGTCAGTAATATTTTCGCATCAGGCGTCATATAGTTCAATGCAACCTGTACATAGTAATTATCCTTTTTACAATTACCAGAACTCCGCTGTGGATGCTATAGTAGTATCGGGTGATTTTTTTATTGAAACCAATGAAGATGCAGAATACTGGGTCGCGGCAGTAACTTACTTGCGTACATTAACAAAAATGTTTTATGGAGATAACGGAGCGAACACAGGTAATCCACCACCAATTGTAAAATTTAATGGATACGGAGAATATGTGTTTAAAAATGTTCCTTGTGTTGTAACAAGTTTTAACGTTGATATGCCACAAGATGTTGATTACTTAAAAACAAATATTGCAGGCGGTGATGTTGGAACTAATGAAAGTGAACCAGGAACTTGGGTACCTGCACAAAGTTTAATAGCAGTAACACTACAGCCTATTTACAGTAGACAACATGTTGAACAATTTAATCTTAATGATTTTGTTAGTGGTAATTTAATTAGCACGAGAGGATTTTTATAATGACTGTTTCATATACAAGTTCCAGTCCATGGAAAAATACAAAAGTTGTAGATAATAGATATTTAGGAACATTCCAAATACGACCGGTCCCGTCAGAACCAGATGATTTTTTATATACAGTTGAAACACAATATACACATAGGCCTGATTTATTAGCACATGATGTTTATGGTAGTAGTAAATTATGGTGGGTATTTGCTCAAAGAAATATGGATGTAATAAAAGACCCTGTGTTTGATATGGTAGCAGGAGTACAAATATTTCTACCAAAAGGTCCTACACTTAAAAATGTATTAGGAGTTTAAATTGAGTTTTAAAGCACTCTTTAATCAAGTATCAAATAAAATCGAAAATATTGTCGATAAAGTTCCTGACCTTGCAGGAGATCTAAAAAATAGTATTGACAAAACAACATCTATATTTAAAGCAGAAGCATTAAGTTCAGTAGGATCAACAGTATCAGGACTGGCAGGTAGTTTTAAAGATGGCGATCTTTTTGCGGCAATGGATCCTAAGCAATTTAAAAGTAACTTAGATGCAAAACCAGGACCAATTGGATATACAACTAAAGTTGGAACACTTGTTCCAGGCGAGTCACAACCGCCGTGGCCCAATGAACTAGAAGATTTTGCTAGTATGAATACTATTATTACTTTAGCATGTTTAAGTCATGAACAAATTAATGACCCTGATAATACATATCGAAAAACAGGGTTAACAAATATTGTTTGTCAAAGTGGAGGCGGAGCCGGCACCAGAAAAAATAAAACACAAGTTGAAATTGCTTTAGGCAATAACGTAGAATTTTTTATTGACAATTTTGAAATTAGTGTAAATGCTGTTCCTAGTCTTTCTTATGGAATGAATAGTAATGTAACAAAATTAACATTTGAAGTGCTAGAACCATATAGCATGGGATTATTTTGGCAAGCATTATCAGTTGCCGCGGCAAAAGCAGGATTCGTAGATTATACAACAGCATGTTTTGCTCTCCAAATAGATTTTAAAGGTTGGGACGTAGATGGAAACCAAGTTGAAGTTCCGTATGCTAGACGTTTCTTTCCTATCAAACTTACTAATTCAACTTTTGCAGTAAATGAAGGCGGCTCAACATATATGGTTGAAGCAATAGCATGGAATGAACGTGCATTATCAGATAGTGTGCAACAAATCAAAACGGATATAGCAATTAAAGGAAGAACTGTAAAAGAAATTTTACAATCAGGTGCCCAAAGTGTAACATCAGTTATGAACAACCGTTTATTAGAAATGCAAGAAGCAAATCAAGTAAATGTTGCAGACCAATTTGTTATAATATTCCCTAATGATCGAGCATCAACAGCAGGAGCAACAGCGAATGAGTCTACAAATAATACTGCTACTATATCTCCAGGATACGGACCTGACGAAGGATTTGTTAATCCAGATCCAGTAACAGGAGGCGCAGTTTCAGGAGCAGGCTTAGAAAATTTTTGGCAAAGCCAAGGCGGACAAGGAGATGTTCCCCAAAACTTTGATGAATATCTTAATACAATGTCAGGAAATGTTAAACAAGCCAGCGGCTTAGATTTTGCTATTAAAAAATATGCGGCTAGTAATTTTAGCAATAATGAAATAGGAAAATCAAAAATGATTGATAGTCCGTTTGAAGGCGGAACTCAACCTATGCCAGATCCTGCTTATGTAAGAGGAACTTCTTTAGATGCTTATGCCGCTCAAGTACAACAAAATCAAGCAGATAATGTTGCAAGAGAAAAAACAGCACAACAAGCAAAAACTGATGACTTTGAAAAAAGATTTCCAGTCTTTTCTAGAGCAAATAAAAACATGAGACTTGATGGTGGTATTAGAACTTATACTTTTACAGCCGGAACACGATTACAAGAAATTATTGAAGAAGTTTTAATAACAAGTATGTATGGTAGAGAATTGGCTACACAACTTGACGACCTTAAACAAAACGGCGGTATGATTAAATGGTACAAAGTAGAAACAGATGAATATGTTGTACCAAATAATAGTGAAATTGCTAGAACAGGTAAAGTTCCAACAGTGCATGTTTACAGAATTGTTCCTTATTTTGTACATCACAGTTTATTTAAAGCACCAACAACAGCAAGCCAAGGTATTTCAGAACTAAAAGCAGAAGCCGCAAAACAATACAATTATATCTACACTGGAAAAAACAAAGATATACTTGATTTTGAAATTGCATATAATAATAGTTTTATATACCCAGTTACAGCAGATAGAGGTTCGTCAACTGCCGCCCAAACAACTGGCGCCGCAGGAACACAGACAGCATTGCCACCAGAGCCAGCACTAGTAACAAATGACACACAAGGTAGTTTAGCCGCAGGTGAAGGCGCACAAAAACAATCTGAAGCCGTTAATACAAGTTCAGGAAATGCAGGAGGCTCGGGATTTGACAATAGTGAAATTGGTATTGCTAGAATGTTTAATGATAGATTATTAAATTCAAGAGTGGATATGGTAACAGTCAATATGACAATTATGGGTGATCCATTTTATCTAGCAGATGACGGAGTTGGAAACTTCCACGGCAAAGAAACTCCTTATACTAATATGATGGAGGACGGGCAAGCAAATTTTAGTAATGGCGAGTTGCATATTAACATTTTATTTAGAACACCTGTAGATATTAATGCTGACAAAGGTGACTATACATTTCCAGAAGAATTAATAGTAGTTGATACTTTTAGCGGATTGTATAGAGTGAATACAATAGTCCACTCGATTAGTGGAAACCAGTATACAACTAAACTACAAATGAATCGAATGCAAGGACAAGATAATCAATCACAGACACAAAATCTTGGCGCTCTTATTAAAACAGATAAACCTGGCGAAGCAATGAATGAAAAAGCAGTTGCTTATGCACAAAAAGTTTCAGACGCGGCTATTGTAACAGGTGCAACTGAAAACTTAGAAGCATACAAAAAAGAACTTGCCGCTCTATTAGGCGGATATCAAGGACTTGATGAAATTATTAGAAAGCAAGCCTCGTCGTTAGGATTACCTGCACTCGATGCTTTTGGTAACATTGGTGCTTCACTAGCAGAAATACAAAACCAAATAGGTCAGGCTGATCTAGGAAAAATAGGTACAGAATTTAAAAACTTACAAAGTGCCGCAACAAACTTTGCTAATCAAACATTAAGTCAAGTAAATTTAAGCGGTACAGATGTTTTAGGAAAATTTGGCACTAACTTAACAGGTAATATAGGCAATAATGCACTTCTACAAAACGTTTCATCAGGCGCAGTTGGACAAACAGTAGCAAACGTTAAAGCACAAATTCCAAATGCTGTAGAACAAGCCGCTTCTGCTAATGTAGAAAAACTAGCCGCGTTAAATACTACGTTGACAAACAGTTATAGAGGACCTCGTTAAAAATGCCAGTATCAGATATTCGCAGAAATAGACCAAGGCCAACACAACAAACAGGTCCGTTTGAAGCAATAATCGTAAACAACTTAGATACAAAGTACATGGGTACTTTGCAAGTCGAATTATTAAAAACTACAGCATCAGGTAACCAACCAGAGCGTTCAGGACAAGTATTTGAAGCAAGTTACTTGAGTCCTTTTTATGGAGTAACGCCAGTCAATTCTGCAAGCAAAAATGAAGGTTACAGACACTCTCAACAAAGTTATGGATTTTGGGCAGTACCGCCTGATGTAGGAACTAGAGTACTTGTAATTTTTGTTGAAGGTAATGCAAGTAAATGTTATTGGATAGGATGTGTGCAAGATGAATTTATGAACTTTATGGTTCCTGGATTAGCATCAACCTCTTTATTAAAAGACTTTAATAAAAAAGCACCTGCTGTAGAATATAATAAACTTACAACAACAAATCCAAGTAACGAACCAACATCACACAGAAAATCTGCACATTTAGATTTACTAAAAAATTATGTTACCTCTGGATTAAGTGATGATGAAACTAGAGGACTTACTAGTTCAAGTGCAAGGCGCGAATTACCTAGTGCAGTATTTGGATGGAGTACTCCTGGACCATTAGATAAGCGTGAAGGTGCACCTAGGGCACCAATAGGATATAGAGGCAATAAGATTGATCACCCAAAAAGTAGATTAGGTGGATCTAGTTTTGTAATGGATGACGGCGATGATAAATTTTTAAGAAAAGGTCATCCTAAAGATACTCCAATGGAGTACGCTAATATTGAAGCACAAGAAGAAGGTGGAGATGTTACTAGGCCGCATAACGAATTATTTCGTATGCGTACAAGAACAGGCCATCAGATCTTAATGCACAATACAGAAGATTTAATTTACATAGCAAATGCAAGAGGTACTAGTTGGATTGAAATGACTAGTAACGGTAAAGTTGATATTTACGGTGCTGATAGTATAAGTGTACACTCACAACAAGATTTAAATTTTACAGCAGACAGAGATATAAACTTAAACGCAGGTCAAGATGTAAACATAGTTGCAAATAAAATTAGAACAAGTTCACATGATAGCACTAGTATGATTACTGGTACACAGTTTAGTTTAAACTCGGGCAAAGATATTAACCTTAACACTAATGAAGATTTAATTTTATATGCAAATCAAAACGGTATGATGGTTGCTGTAGAAAAACAAAACATTTCATCAGGTGATCAACTTTCATTAGGCAGTACAACAGGTATAGGTATTGAGGGACACAATGAAGTAAAAATTACTACTGACGGAAACTACCATATGAAAGCATTAGGTAGTAGTTATATAAGTGCCGGCGCAGAAATACATCAAACAAGTACATTGAAAACTACAATGCAATCTGGAAATATATTAGATTTAAAAGCAGTTGGTAACTTGCGTATAAGAACTGATGCAGAAGGTGGCTTGACTACTGGTGGCGCATTAAAAATTTACAGTGAAGGCAACAATATTGATATACAAGGAACAGCACCAATTGCGCCTACAGCACCAACCGAAGCAGTTATACCGCCAGCACCGTTTATTGTAGATCCTACACCACCAGAAATTGCACTTAAAGCAAGTCGTGTTCCACAACACGAGCCTTGGTTTGAACATGAACATTATGACCCATTAAAATATACACCAGATTTAACTAGAGCAGGAGTTGACCCTCCAGAAACATATCCACCAAGTACTCCGGATACGTTTAATAGAACACCAGGCGGAACAGTAGTTGGTAGTGGTAATCAGCCTAATGCTTACAATACAAGTGGTGCTCCAGAAGGTAGTGCAAGATTTGATCCTATTGCGGCGGCAACAATTCGACCTGATCCTCCAGCAGTAAAAACTACAAAACAAGAACTATCAAGATTATTTGCAAGTGCATTGTTTGCTGAAGGATTTACAGAAGAACAAGTTTATGCGGCTATTGCAACAGCAGAAACTGAATCAGGATTAACATTAGGTACTGAAAAAAGTTATAGCGGAACTAGCAACGAGCGTATACGTTCAATCTTTAGTAATGCTAGATCAGTTAGTGATGCAGAACTTACAGAAATTAAAAAAGATAAAGCAACATTTTTTGAACTTGTTTACGGTTATACAAGTAAAATTGGTCCTGGTATGGGTAATACAAGAGCAGGCGATGGCGGTAAGTATATTGGCCGCGGACTAATTCAGTTAACAGGTAAAGCAAACTATCAAAGATATGGTAAAGCGGCAGGACTTGTAAAACAAGAATTAGTAGATGTAGAATTAAATCCATTTGGTGTAGAAATTGTAGATGATCCTACTATTTTAATTACAGACGTTGCTAAATCAGTTAAAGTTACAGCGGCATATCTAAAAGAGCGTTACAAAGATTTTGGCAGAGGAACTCTTGGTAACTTTAGATTTGCTATTGCAGGAACTGAAAGAGGATACGAATTAGGATTTCCTAAAGACCAAGGATACTTACAAGCCAAAGTATTAACTAGCGGTAGGTATGATCCAGACTGGATTAGAGATCCAGACAATAGAGTTCTTGTTGCAGGCGTAGATCAAAACGATCCAAGGAATGGAGTAGTATAATGGGACAAGTAATTATTCCACTAACACCTACAGTTAACCCAGCAGAAGTTGCTGATAACTCTGATTGGAATGAATCAATAGAGTCAAATAGATTTCCAGATGGGCAATTTGATTTAGAAGGAGATTATCCAAGATCTGGACCCGGCCAACAAGCCGGCAATGGTGGATATGTAAATCCGTCAAACTTACCTGCATTAGATCCAAACATTACACCTGGACCATTACCTGAAGGTCCTGGCTGGGAAAAATTAGATGCATTATTAGCAAATGTTCTCACACAGGATTGGAGAGAACGTGGTAGAGAAGGCAATCCAAGAATATTAGAATGTTACAAAGTTTGTGGCAATGCATATACTAGAGACAGTAGTTCTATGTCCTATGCATGGTGTGCGGCTTTTGTAAGTTGGGCGTTATTTACAGCAGGTGTTCCAACACTACAAACTATGAGTAGTCAAGGTTGGTATAATTGGGGCAGTGAAGTAGACTGGCGAGACACAGCAAATATTAGAAAATGGGACGTTGTAATTTTTAAATCAAAAAAACGTTCTGGAGGACATATTGGATTTGTACAAGAAATTACTTCAAACGGTGTTATAAAAGTATTAGGCGGAAACCAGGGCGATAATGCTAAAGTTTCTAATTATCAATTTAACAGTAAAAGTCAATACGTAAAAAGTGTAAAACGTAATTGGAGCCTACCAGCAGAAGCCGATGTACCTATTGATGGTACTAGTCCAGCAACACCAGGAACGGATTCAACAGTATAATGCCATTAATAGCAAGAGAAACAGACACAGTAGATACAGGACATGGTTGTACGAGTGAAACTACACTAGATGCTCCTGGTCAAACGTTTGTAAAAATACAAGGTGAGTATGTTGCTAGATTAGGTGACCCAACAGTATCACATACACACAATCCACCTTTATGTCCTAGTCATACAGAATATATTAACGGATCAAGTGCAGTAGTAAAAGTTTGCGGCATTTTAGTAGGTAGAGTAGATGATGGATGTGATGCAGGAAAAATAACTAGTGGAGCATCAGCAGTAAACGTAGGAGCATAAATATTATTATGAGTACTTTAGAGAAAAAATTATACGATAGAATTGCAGTCAAGCCATCACAAAAGCAAAAGCCTGTGGTTACTAGTAAAGCATACAGGGGGCTGTCTACAGTCAATCCTGAGAATACCTCTAGTACATTATATGATTTAGCACTTATCAAGCAAGATTTACTTAATCATTTTCATATACGTCAAGGTGAAAAATTAATGAATCCTGCTTTTGGCACTATTATTTGGGATGCCTTATTTGAACCATTTACAGATGATTTAAAACAAGCAATCGCAGAAAATGTTACAACTATTGTTAATTATGATCCTCGTGTGCAAGCAGAAGATATTAGAGTTACAAGTTATGAAAGCGGTATCCAAATTGAAATGGAATTAACATACTTGCCATATAATATATCAGAAAAACTTAGACTAGACTTTGATGAAAAAGCCGGACTAACAGCATAAAGTATATCCTTTATAAAATACGCACTTATCTAATCTTAATAAATACATGTGTTACAAATAAGGAATGAAATATGTCATCTACCGACCGACAAAATAGACTGCTAGTAGCAGAAGATTGGAAGCGTATATACCAGTCTTATCGTAATGCTGATTTTCAAAGTTACGATTTCGACAATTTACGTAGAACAATGATAAACTACCTAAGGACTAATTATCCTGAGGATTTTAACGATTACATTGAATCAAGCGAATATCTAGCACTAATAGATCTTATTGCATTTTTAGGTCAAAATATATCATTCCGTATAGACTTAAATGCACGTGAAAACTTCTTAGAACTTGCAGAACGTAGAGAGTCGGTACTACGTTTAGCACGTTTGCTTTCCTATAACCCAAAGCGTAATCAAGCGGCACAAGGATTATTAAAAATTACATCAGTAAACACTACTGAAGATGTAATAGATTCAAATAATTTTAATTTGGCTGGCCAACAAATTCAGTGGAACGATCCAAGTAACCCACAATGGTACGAGCAATTTATTAAAGTAATGAATGCCGCACTACCAACAAATGGTACTTTTGGTAAACCTGCTAAAAAAGCAACAGTAAACAGTATACCACATGAACAATATAGATTCAACGGACTTAACACTGATATTCCTAAGTATGCATTTAGTAAAACTGTTGAAGGACAAAGTTTACCATTTGAAATTGTAAGTTCAGATATTAATGACAATGCACTTGAAGAAGAAATTCCTATCGTTGGTAACAGTTTTGCATGTTTGTATAAAAATGACGGTCAAGGACCAGCAAGTACAAACACAGGATTTTTTGCTACTTTTAAACAAGGTGCGTTAGATGAAGGTCAATTCAGTGTACAAAACCCAAGTAGTAATCAAAAAATTGATATTGACGCAACTGATATTAACGACAAAGATGTTTGGCTATTTAAACTAGACGAACAAGGACGTGAAGTTGAATACTGGACTAAAGTAGATTCAGTTGAAGGTAACAATGTTATCTATAATAGTTTAAACAAAAATATAAGAAATTTATATTCTGTGTTAACTAGAGTGCAAGACAGGATTAGTTTAATTTTTAGTGATGGCGTTTTTGGTAATTTGCCACAAGGTAGATTTAAAGTAGTATATCGTACAAGTGCAAATAAACGTTATACAGTTAAACCTAGTGAAATGTCAAACATACAAATTACTATACCTTATCTAAGTGAAGTTGGTGTTCCAGAAACACTTAGCATAACACTGCAATTAAAGTATACAATTTCAAATAGTAGTATAAGTGAATCTAATGAAAGCATTAAAGCAAATGCTCCTTCAACTTACTATACACAAAATAGAATGGTTACAGCAGAAGATTATAATGTTGCACCATTAGCAGTAAGTCAAGAGATAGTAAAAGTAAAAACAGTTAATAGAAACGCAAGCGGAATAAGCAGATATTTTGATTTAATTGATTCTACAGGAAAATATTCAAGTACTAATTTGTTTGGAAACGATGGTATAATTTATAAACAAACTACAAATTTGAAAACAAGTTTTAACTTTGTAACTACAACAGATATTGAAAGTGCAATTACAAATACTATTGAACCCATTATACGTGAAAGAAAAGTATATAATTATTATCTAGAAAACTTTACAAAAATTCTTGCTTCTGATTTAGGTGTTTCATGGGTAAGTTCTACTCAAGATACAAATAGAAGTACAGGTTATATTAATGACGATAATGATACTAAATTTAAACTAGGATCGTTTACAGCAAATAATTTAAGATTTATTCAATCAGGAACACTTGTCAAATTTGTTGCTCCAACAGGCTATCATTTTATGACTACTGATAAAAATAAGTTAATGACAGGACCTGCAAATCATCCAGGAGCAGTTGAATATATTTGGACTAAAGTTGTTAGTGTAACTGGAGACGGTACAGTAGTTGGATCAACAGGACTAGGTCCAGTTGTATTAAATGATTTGATTCCATCACAGGCAGTATTAACAGAAGTAAGACCAAAACTTGCAAATGTAATTACAGATGCAGTTAAAACACAAATTGTTGATCAGGCGTTTGCAACAAATACATTTGGTTTAAGATATGATGTTGAAACACAACAGTGGAGAATTATTACTGAAGCAAATCTTGATAGCATATCAAATTTTAGTACAGGTAAAACAGGCGATTCAAGTAATCAAAACTTAGATGCAAGTTGGTTATTGTATTTTAAAACTGATGGTGAACGCTACGATATTACATATAGAACAATGAGATATGTTTTTGAAAGCGACAAAGAAATTAAATTTTATTATGATAGCACAGACAAAATTTTTGATAATAAAACAGGAAGAATTATTAAAGATAAAATCGAAGTATTAAATGTTAATAATAAACCAGATGTAGCAAATCCGTTTACTGTAAGTTATGATTGGGAAATTATTAAAGAATATAGAGATTCAGAAGGGTACGTTGATAGTAAACGTATTGAAATTAGTTTCTTTGATGTAGACGATGACGGAGTAATTGATAATCCACAAGGATTTATAGATATTGTTGATGAAGCAACAAACCCTGAAACAAAATATATCTTTCAAAAGAAATATACAACTAATGACGGAGTAGAAGACTTTAGATTTATTGATAATTCAATTGAAGGAATTCAAGTTAAAATAAACTCAGGTGCTATTGGAGCATACAGTCAGTATACAGCAGGACAAGTATTCTTTACTATGGATACTGAATTGTTTTATCAACTAGATACTACAAAGAAAAACATTAATATTATTAAAGATTATAGAGGATATATTGGGCGTTCTGGATTGAAGTTTAGATATTTACATAGTGCAGATTATAATCAAAGAATAGATCCAGCGGCAAGTAATATTATGGATTCGTACCTTCTTACTCGTACATACGATATTCAATATAGACAATATTTACAAGGTGATTTACAAACAGAACCATTACCACCAAGTAGTGATAGTATGTACCGTTTATACGGAACTGAACTTAATAAGATTAAGTCAATTAGTGATGAAATAATTTATCATCCAGTTAAGTATAAGTCATTGTTTGGAAGAACAGCGGAGACTAGTTTGCAAGCAACATTTAAAGTAGTAACTAACCCAGACGTAGTTACAAACACTAACGATATTAAATCAAGAATAGTTGAAGCAATCAACATTTATTTCAATTTAGATAATTGGGAATTTGGTGAAAGTTTTTACTTTAGTGAATTATCAACTTTTATTATGAATCAAATGACTCCTGATATTGTTAGTATTGTTATTGTACCAAATGAGCAAAGTCAGTCATTTGGTAGTTTGTATGAAATAAAATCAGAATCAAATGAAATTTTTATTAGTTCTGCAACAGTTGAAAACGTTGAAATTATAGATGCTATTACAGCAAGTAGATTGAGAGCAACAGGCAATGTTATTACAGCAAGCCAAGAAACAACTAACGCAGGGGTTACAAGTTCATTATCTAATACAACAAATACAACAACTGCAACAAATACAACAACTACTACAACAGCAAGTAATAATACATCAAGTAGTTCAGGATCAAGTAGCGGAGGATATAGTTACTAATGGCATACGATGACAACCAAAAAGAGAGTCCATTACCGGTTGGAGACGATAACGATAAGTTTGCTTCAAATAATCTATTACCTAAATACTTTCGTACAAAAAAGAATAAAAAGTTTTTAGATGCTACACTTGACCAAGTATTGCAACCAGGTACAGCACAAAAACTAAACGGGTACTATGGTAGACGTACAGCAAAGTCTTATAGAAATACTGACAACTATGTTGGCGATACTTCTACCACTAGAGAATCTTATCAATTAGAACCATCAGTTGTTGCAAAAGACCTTTATGATAACGTAACATTTTATAAAGATTACAATGATTATGTTAATCAAATAAAAGCATTTGGCGGAAACACTGACAATCATGATTTACTTAATGGTGCAGAATATTATTCTTGGAACCCAAATTTAAACTGGGACAAGTTAACTAATTTTCGTGAATACTTTTGGTTGCCAAACGGCCCATCAACAATAAATGTTGCAGGACAAAGTATAGATGTAACAAGCACCTACACAGTTACAAGTATACAAAACGGCAATAATGTTTCTTATGTAATAAACGGAAACCTTGAACAAAATCCTACAATAGAATTGTACAAAGGACAAACTTATACTTTTGATGTAAGTGCTCCTGACATGCCGTTTACAATACGAACTGAACGAAGTCTTGATGCTAACACTATTTTTGAAACTGGTATTAGTAATGATAATATTGAAGAAGGAATACTTACATTTACTGTACCCTTTAACGCTCCAGCAAGATTATATTATCAGAACAGTAACAATATTAATACTGGCGGCGTTATTCGAATTGCAGAAGTTGATGAAGCAACAGCAATTAATGTAGAACAAGAAATTATTGGAAAGTCCCAATACACTACTTCAAAAGGAGTAGAACTCCTAAATGGTATGAAGTTAAGTTTTATAGGTGAAGTTACACCTGCAAAATATGAAACTGGATATTGGATAGTTGAAGGTGTAGGCACTAATATAAGTTTAGTTAATACAGATGAGTTGATGATATCTTTAGCGTATTCTCAAGATAAACCCATTGCATTTGATAGTGATAACTTTGATAGTTTGCCATTTGGTAATGCGGCATCATATAGTGAAACAAAAGATTATATTGTAGTAAACAGAGATTCCCCTGATAAAAATGCTTGGGCAAGAAACAACAAATGGTATCATAAATCAGTAATTGAAAAAAGTGCTGAAATAAATGGTGATGTTGTTAAAATAGATCAGTCACAAAGAGCCAAGCGTCCAATTCTTGAATTTGATAGTGGTATTAAATTATATAATTTTGGTACAGAAAAAAAACAAGACGTTGACTTAGTTGATACATTTACAACTGATATATTTTCAACTGTAGAAGGTGCAGTTGGATTTAATGTTGACGGAGAAAATATTACTGACGGTATGCGTATTTTGTTTACTGCTGATAACGATATTAGAGTAAATGGTAAAATTTATAAAGTAAAATTTATCAAACATAATAGTACTGTAAGTCAAATTGCTTTAATTGAAGAACTTGATGCAACCCCGCAAACAAATGAAGTAGTACTAGTTAAAAAAGGTATTGAAAATGCTGGTAAGCATTATTACTTTAACGGCACTAAATGGATGCTTGGACAATTAAAAACTAAAGTAAACCAGCAACCATTGTTTGATATGTTTGACGCTGACGGTATTAGTTATTCAGATACTAACACGTATAACACATCTACGTTTAAAGGTAACAAAATTTTTAGTTATAAAGTTGGTACAGGAAATAATGATACCGAATTAGGGTTTCCATTAACTTATCGAGCATTAATTAATGTAGGCGATATTACTTTTAACTTTGATATGTTAACAGAAAACTTTACACACCAAAGTTTAACAGACACATTTACTACTAATACTGAACTAGGATTTTTACGAAAGTATACGTCATTAAATGCATTCACTTATAAAAATGGATGGGAAAAAGCAAAAGATTTATCAACCCAAAAAGTAATTAGACAGTACAGTGTTTCTAATGAAACTAGCCAATTTGAAATTGACATGTATGATCAGGCTGGCGATTTAAATGACTTAAAAGTTACTGTATTTTTAAACAACAATCATTATTATGATTATACACTTTTAAGACAAGACGGAAGAGCATTTATAGTATGCAATAGTCCGTTAACTACAGGTGATAATATTGTTTTAAAAACTAAGTCGGCAACTAAGAAAAATGACAACGGTTACTACGAATTTCCAATTAATCTAGAACACAATCCAAACAATGTAAACTTAACTACTTTTACATTAGGTGAAGTAAATGATCATGTGTTTAGTATGATTGAAGATTTAGATGCATTTAGTGGTGTATTTCCAGGAAACAGTAACCTAGCAAATTTAGGTAATATTAATACTGTTGGTAAAAAGTTTGTACAACATTCAGGACCAATTAATAATCCTCTTTATCATATTACTACCAAAGAAGCAAATGTAATTAAAGCAATCGATTTTGCTAAAGAAGAATTTAGAACTTTTAAAAGATCGTTTTTACAAGTAGCAGAAAATTTAGGGTTCGACGGTCAAATTAAAGAACATGTTGATAGAATTTTAAAAGAAGTATTAAAAGACAAAACAACAACAGACCCGTATTATTTTAGTGATATGGTTCCTTTTTTAGGAAATAAAAGATTAGAGTTTACAGTTTACGATACTGAAAATACTTTCTTTAGTTTAAGTCAAACATTTAATAAAACACAATTAAGTAATAAAGCAGTAACAATTTATCAAAACGGAACACAGTTAGTACACGGTGAAGATTATACATTTAATACTGATGGATTTGCTGTAATTACAGCAACCAAAACAGATGGTGATAAAATTGAAATTTTTGAATATGAAAGTACTGACGGTTGTTACGTACCAAGTACACCTAGTAAGTTAGGATTATATCCTTCTTACGTTCCAAAAATTTATGAAGATAATACTTACAGAACTCCTACAATGATTATAAGAGGACACGACGGAAGTAAAACGATTGCATTTAATGATTATCGAGATAATTTAATTTTAGATCTTGAACGTAGAATATACAATAATATTAAAAGTGTATATGATCCTACTAAAATTGACATACATGATTTTATTCCAGGAAAGTATAGAAATACTAAATTTGATCTAAACAGTATTAATCATGTTTTACTAAGTGACTTTGTTAAGTGGAGCGAAAGTTTAGGCGGACTAGATTATACATCAAATACATTCTATAATTTAACTGATAGTTTCACTTATAACTATTCTTATATGTCAGGACCTGCTGGCGAACAATTAACTGGCTTTTGGCGTTCAGTATATAGACATGCATACGACACTGATTCTCCACATACATCACCGTGGGAAATGTTAGGGTTAACTACAAAACCTGATTGGTGGGAAGCACAGTATGGTGCGGCTCCTTACACTTCAGATAACTTGATCCTTTGGGAAGATTTACAAGAAGGTAAATTAGCAGATCCTAATAACCCTGTAAAATATTTAGACAAGTATAAAAGACCAGGGTTGTTAAATCATATTCCAGTTGACGAAGACGGTAATTTATTAAGTCCGTTACAGTCTAAGTTTGCAAACGAATATATTGCATCGTATACTAAATTAGGATTTAAGTTTGGAGATCATGCTCCTACAGAAAATGCTTGGAGGACTAGTAGTGATTATGCTTTTAGTATTGTTAAATCACAGTTACTAAATCAGCCTGCAAAATATATGTCTCTAGCATGGGATACATCACGAATTAGTAAAAACTTAGCAGGCCAATATGTATATAATGTAACCAATCGTTCAATATCTTTAGCAAGTTTAGTCTTTAGTAATACATATGGGGATACTAAAAGAGTTTTTACAAGTGGATTAGTAGATTATATTATAAACTATACACTAGGCAACAGTGCAATATCAACTAGTGATTATAAAGAACAAGTAAAAAGTTTAAAGTATCAAATAGGTATTAAATTAGGCGGGTTTACTGATCAAGAAAAACTAAAATTTGTTTTAGATAGTAGAACTCCTTTTAATCAAGGTAATGTATTTTTACCTAAAGAAAATTATCAAATATTTCTAAATAAAAGTTCACCAATTGATACAGTTTCATACAGTGGAGTAATTGTAGAAAAGCAATCCTTTGGGTATGTAGTAAAAGGATATGACCGTGCAAATCCAGTATTCAAAATACAAACAGTTAGAAAAAAATCAAATGATCCTGCAATTAATGTTGGCGGAGTAAGTGAATCGTTTATCGAATGGGATACTGATAAAAAATATACTGTAGATAAATTTGTTAGACACCTAAATTCATTTTATAGAGTTACAGTTGAGCATACATCAGGGGACAGTTTTGATCCTGAAAAATTTGTAAAACTAAGCGACTTACCAATGCGCGGTGGCTCTACAGCATTATTTAGAAAAGGGTTTAGTGATAACATAAGCGAAGTTCCATACGGTACAATATATGAAGACGTTCAAGATGTAGTAGACTTCTTGTTAGGTTATGCACAGTATTTACAAACAGCAGGATTTGAATTCAACTATTTTAATACAGATACAGGTGTTGTTGAAGACTGGAAATACAGTGCAAAGGAATTCTTATTTTGGACTACTCAAAACTGGGCGGCAGGAACAATTATTGCTCTAAGTCCAAGTGCTAACCAAATTGAGTTTACTAGAAAATTTGCAGTAGTTGACAATTTATTAGATAATTTTTACGATTATTCAATGCAAGTAAGTGACGGCACTGCACTAGAACAGACATTTACAAGACTTACAAGAGAGGGCAACACGTTTGCTGTTAATCTTTCTAATACTGCTGAAGGAATTTATTATATCCAGTTACCTTTAGTTCAAATAGAACATGTTGCTTTGCTTGATAATATATCAGACTTTAAAGATGTAATTTATTCACCTGCATCAGGATATAGACAAGACCGTGTTAAGGTTTTAGGTTATAGAACTGCTGGATGGGACGGAAGTTTAAATATTCCAGGGTTTGTATTTGACCAGGCAGAAGTTACGGAATGGAAATCCTTTAAAGATTATGCAATCGGCGATACAGTTCGTTATAAAGAATTCTTTTATTCAGCAAAAAATAAAATTGCAGGCGATTTAAACTTTAAAGCAGACGAATGGAATAGACTAGACGGTCGTCCTGAAACAAAACTTCTTACAAACTTTGATTATAGAATTAATCAGTTTACTGATTTTTATGATCTTGATAGTGATAATTTTGATAACGAACAACAACGTTTAGCACAGCATTTAATAGGGTATCAAAAACGTCAGTATTTAGAAAACATTATTAATGATGATGTAAGTCAATATAAATTTTATCAAGGATTCATTCAAGATAAAGGAACTAGAAACAGTGTTGACAAATTATTTGATGCATTAGCAAGTGCTGATAAAGAGTCAGTTGATTTTTATGAAGAATGGGCAGTAAAGAATAGTCAATATGGTGCTACTACTAACTTTGAAGAAATTGAATGGCAGTTAGATGAGTCTAAATTTAAATTGTCTCCTCAGCCAATTGAGTTGGTAGAAACTATACCAGCATCAACAGATTTAATATACAGAATTCCAAATTATGATGTGTTCTTAAAGCCTAACGATTATGATACAAATAAAATTCCTACCAAATATACTAACGACGAATATGTTAAAACTGTAGGATATGTTACAGGTGAAGATGTTAGTAGAGCAGTATTAACAAAAGACGGAATTATAGATTTCAATATAAGTGATGTGAATAAAGATGATTATATTTGGGTTGCTTCAGATAATCAAACATGGAATGTTTTACAACATACTGAAACTGATTTAAGAATAAAAGAAGTAAAGCCTGTAGGTGATGAAATTACACTTACTTTAAACTTTACTGCTAGACAGATTGCTGTAGGCGATATATTTGGTATCACAAACGCAAATACAGCGTCTCTAACTGCTCTTGACGGGTTTTATAAAGTAACTGTTGTACAAGGTAACAAAATAACATTTAAGACTGAAAAACAGGATTGGTTAGAAATTGACGAAACAATTGATATTAGTGGTACAATTACTATTTTTACTACGCAACGTACAGCAACAGTAAATGCCGCAAATACAAACATTACTGCTAATTTAAGTTCTAATGAACTTGTTTGGATAGATGATGACGACAATGGTAAATGGACAGTTCTTAAAAACACACCAGTATATCAAGAACATCAAAAAGTTCAAAGTTCTTTACAACTTGATAGTACACAACACGGTTATGGACATTCAATTAGCGTAAACCGAACTAATACTAAAATGGCAGTAGGTATACCATTTAAAGGTAATGGTGAAGTACACATTTATACAAGACCTAATGATAATACTAATTTTGTGTTAGATCAAATTATTGAAGCACCAACAGACATTGCTGATGCTTATGATGGAAGTACACCAACATCGTCAATGAACTTTGGAGAAAGTGTTGCACTTAGTCCAGATGGAAAATATCTTGTAGTTGGATCACCTCAAGCATCAAATACATTTAGTTTTTACAAAGGCGAATTCCAACAAGGTACACCTTATACAAAAAGTCAAATTGTAAAGTATGGACCAAATTTATATAAAGCAATTCAAAATATTGATCCTGCTACAGGTGCAATCCAGTTTGATAGTTTTGATTCATATCTTAATATAGTTCCAGACAGTGATAGTACATTAATTAATTTGCTACAAGCAGGTGACTATAAAATTAATGATAGGTTAGTTGGTCATATACTTGTAAGAGCACCTTTAGATGCATACGAAGGAAGTACAGTAGGCGACGATATTGTTTTAAAATGGAACAATTATAGTAAGTTAAGTATTCAAGGCAGTTCAACAGATGTGCAACCGTTTGATGGAGAATTTCCTGTAATTGATAATACATTCATTACAGGTACACATAATATTGAATATAAAGTAGACAATGTATTAGTAATTGAAAATTTTGTAAACTTACCACAAATTAATGATACACTTTCAAGTAGTATTGCTAGTGGCACAGTAGTTTATGTAGCAAACAACTTAACAACTTGTACAGTGTACTTGTCAGATGTAAACGGAACGTTTGCATCAACTGGCAGTGTATTTGTTGGCACAGTACGTATTGGAGATTACACTGAAGATTATGTAAGTCTTACAAGCAACTTAGGCGGATATTGGTATATTAATACACCAGCATATACTACAAGTGCTGATAGTTCAAATGTATTTGTTGATCCAGGACACGGTTTAGTTTATCAAGATTTACTTACAACAACAAGTGGCAGAAGTACACCAAACTTTTATTACAATATTACTGACACTAGGCAAGAAGCCATTGCAGACGGCTTATCAGCAAACTTACCATTAAGTTTAAATGACCAAGCATCATTTGCACAAACACTTACATATGAAGGTGACCCAGGCGAAGTATTTGCGTTACAAAGTAGTCCGTTATGGACAGTTAGAGGCGGCAAAACATTTACTGATACTTTATCAAATGGTGATACTTTTTACATGCAAGTTGATAGTATAAGCGGAACTACTAATTTTACTGACACAGTAATGAATGCCGCACTATTTAATAAACAGCATACAGTATATGATCTATGGGACGGATATCTTGATTTAACTTTTGATGAATTTGACCAAGTAAACTTTTTACCGTTTGAGCCTATTGTAGGCGACACTGTAGAAGATACAGTTACAGGTGCTACTGCTGAAATTACTTTTTATAAAAGACAATTTAATACTGTAAGAATTTATGTTAAAAATGTTACAGGAGCATGGAGTAAGGGTGGAAATTATAACCAACCAGCAGATATATTCCGTGTAAGAGGATCAGTTAAACGTAATTTTGCTAGAATTGATGCAGTATCATTAGAAGGCACTCGTTTAGGTAAAATTATTGTTATAGAAGAATCAAGTAACTTTGCAGATGCTACAATTAGTGAACTAACTGATTTTGAATATTGGTTCTATAATAACACTACACTAGCAGGTATTCCAAGAGAGGCTAACATTCCAGCATCTAATAACAGAGATTGGCAGTTAGTCACTAATATTCCTGTATCTAGTGCTAATGGTACACAAGCAAGTGGACTTATACAGGAAGGATTGTTTAGTGTATATGACTTAGATCTACAAGTTAAATTTAAAGTAGAAAATCATTATACTATCCCTGAACGTAAATCATACGCTAAACTTGGTGATGAAGTACAATTTACACAAGAAGGAAATTTATATAGATTAAGTGTTGCATCAAAAGGTGCTGGTACACAAACAAATGCAGGTAGTATACATTTTGTTAAGAATGGCGCTACAACTATAAATGGAGCAATAGAAAGTTATAACTGGCAACTGGACATAGATCCAAATTATAGAGGTACGTTCAGTTCATCAGTATTCTATAAACAAGGAGAGATTGTAGAATATAACGATAGACTTTATAAAGCACTAAGAAATATTGCAAGTGGTGTGTCTTTTATACCACTTGACTGGGAACTAGTAACTGACGGTACAGCACATGTTGGATTTATACCAACATTAGGAACAAATAGAATTATTGGTGAAGAAGTCTTTGATCCAGAGTTTGGTGTAAGAGATTTTGCAAGAAAATTTGATCAAGATTTAGATGGAGATGTGTTAGTTGTAAGTTCGAGGATACAAGGCAATGATAGTTCAGGTGAACGTATTATAGTAGTTTACAGACGATTGCCACAAGGACAAATGACAGTATCTCAAACTATTAAACCTCCATATGAAGACTTATCAACTGGATCATATACTGGATTCGGTGATAGTATTAGTGTAAGTAGTGACGGTGAAATGATTGCTATTGGCGAACCTTACAATGATGATAAGAAAAAAGATCAAGGTAAAGTTTACATCTATACTTTAGTCAATGGCCAGTTTACACTAACACAAGAAGTGTTTAGTCCAAATGGCGAACAGGCAGAAAATTTTGGTGCTTACTTAAATTTTGATGGAAATGCATTATGTGTTACTAGTCTCAACGGCGATATTGAATTGCCAACAACATTTGATAACCGTACAACAGTATTTGATGATGAATTTACAACATTCAAATCAACAGACATGGATAGCGGTGTTATCTTTATGTACGAAAGAATTAATCAGTCGTTACTATTTGCTCAAGAATTTATTATTGACGAACCATTAGCAATCAATTTTGGTAAAAATATTGTTATGAATAATAACCATGTTTACACGTCAATTCCAGAAATGACAGACTTAGTAACATTCCAAGGTATGATTATTGACTTTAGAAAAACTATTGGTTCTAAATCATGGAACACACATAGAAGTCCAATTGATCAAGTAGATATTAATAAAATTAAAGGTGCGTTTTTATATAACATTAAAACTAACACCCTTATTGAAGATTTAGATTTTATTGATCCAGTTCAAGGAAAAATTGCAGGACCAGCAGAACAAGAATTATCTTATAAAACTTATTATGATCCAGCGGCATTTAGTGTTGGCAATGACACTGTTATTATAGACGAAACTAATGCTTGGGGTAGAGAACATGTAGGACAACTATGGTGGGATCTAAGTGCAGTTAAATTTTATAACTACCAACAAAACAATATAACTTACCAAACTAATTTTTGGGGAGAAGTATTTCCAGGTACAAGCGTACAAGTATACGAATGGGTCGAAAGCGATCTAATACCTAGCGAATGGGATAATTTAGCAGATTCAGAACAAGGAATTGCTTCTGGAGTAAGTGGTAAATCTAAATACGGTGACTTTGTATATTCTCAGCGTTTAGTATGGGATCCAATTTCTAAAACTAGCAAGCCGCGTTATTATTATTGGGTAGCAAACAAACGTGTGGTACCTAATGTTACAGGTAGAAGTATTACTTCATACGATGTTACAAGATTAATTGAAGATCCAGTTGGTCAAGGACATAGATTTGTTGGGCTAATGGGTAAAGATAGATATGTGTTATTTAATTGCGAAGGATTAATGAGCGGCGAAAATGTTGCATTTAATTTACGTTACTTTACTCTTGACAATGACACTCAAAATATTCACAATCAGTATCAAATGTTAACACAAGGTATTGGATCAAGTAGACCTAACAGAGATATTGAATTAAAATGGTTTGATAGTATAATTGGTTACGACACACAATTTAGATTAGTTCCAGATCCTAAATTAAGTGCAAAAGCAAAATACGGAATTAGTAATAATCCAAGACAATCGATGTTTATTAATAAGTCAGAAGCATTTAAGCAATTAATTGAAAGAGTAAATGACGTTTTAATAAAAAATATTATTGTTGATGAATTTGATATTAGTGATTTAACTAAGAGTGATCCTGCACCATTTGCAAGTTCACGTGATTATGATGTAAAAATTGATACATTTGAAGATCTTGCTTTTGTTGGTGTTGCTAAAAGAATTACAGCAGTGTTAACTCCTACAATAGTTGACGGTAAAATTACAAGTGTTGAAATTACAAATTCCGGAAGAGGATATGTTGATCCAACATATGTTTCAACAGTGGGCGGAACACGCTTAGGTCCAAAAGTAACTGTATCAGGCATTGGTAGAAATGCCATTGTAGAAACTGAAATTAATGAATTAGGACAAATTACTACAGTTAATATTATTGATCCAGGAGAAGGATACGATGAAAATACAGTGCTTACTACAAGAAACTTTAGTATACTTGTTTCAAGTGATATAAATGTTGCTAATAAATGGTCTTTATATAATTATAACGGTACAACATGGAATAGAACTGTAAGTCAGAGATTTGATACTAACTTATACTGGAATTATGCTGATTGGTATGCAACAGGATACAATGAATTTACTGAAATTAATAATTTAATTGATTTTAGTTACCAACTTACAGCAATTGAAAACGATATTGGTAATACTGTAAAGATTTCTAACGTTGGTTCTGGAGGCTGGTTACTTTTAGAAAAAATTGCAAATAATCCTACAGAAGATTATACACAAAACTATAAAGTAATTGGCAAACAAAGTGCTACTATCCAGTTTAGTGACAAGTTATATAATACACAACTTAACAAAACAGGATTTGATATTGATACATTTGATACAGTATTTTATGATAGTCAGCCTGTAACTGAATCTAGAGTAGTTTTAGAAACAATTCGTGATCATATTTTAATTGATGACTTAGAAACACATTATAACGAATTGTTCATTGCAACTATACGTTATGCATTTAGTGAACAACCAAATATTGATTGGGCATTTAAAACATCATTTATTAAAGCACAACACAATGTTGGTGACCTTGCACAAAAAGTTACATTTAAAAATGATAGTATTGAAAATTATCAAGATTATATAAACGAAGTTAAACCATTTAAAACAAAAATTAGAGAATACGTATCTAATTATGAAAAAACAGATCCTACTAATAGTGTTGTAACAGATTTTGATTTACCGCCGAGATATAACTTTAGTAAATCTAAAATTACAAGTAGTTCAGCAAAAGTTTCTAATAATTTAATTACAAGTGTACCTAATAGTACAAGTTCTTACCCAGATAAGCATTGGTTAGAGAATTTTGGATATGAAATTAAAGAAATTGCAGTAAGTAATGAAGGATCAAGATATACATTACCTCCAATTATTACTATTGAAGGCGGCGGAGGCACAGGTGCAACAGCAAGAGCCTATCTAAATGGTGATAAAGTTTCTAAAATTCAAGTTACTAATTCAGGTAAAGGATATGTTAGTGCTCCGGATGTTGTTTTAAATGGAAGTGTTGAAGATGGCGGCACAATAGCATCTGCTAAAGCAGTTCTTGGCAATGGTAAAGTAAGAGGAACACATATTATATCTAGATTTGATAGAATAAGTGGAAATCCTTATTATTTAGAAGTTACTAGGCAAGAAGTATTTACTGGTGACAATGCAACTTCAGTATATGACTTAAAATGGCCAATGAATTTAAATGGTGCAAAAGTAAAAATATTTATTAGCGGTGTAGAGTTATTAAAAAGTGAATACACAATTTCAAATTTTGAAGATAATATAAAAGGTTATACTAGAAAACGTGGTAGAATAGTATTTCAAGTACCTCCTAAGTTAAATATAGGGTTGACAATTCAATATGAACTTGCACCTGACTTATTAACAGCACAAGATAGAGTTCAAACCTATTACAAACCAATTGATGGTATGATCGGCAAAGACATATCACAACTTATGATGGGTGTTGATTTTGGTGGCGTCGAAGTTAAGAGTTTTGATTTTGCTGGAGTAGGCGGTTTTGAAACAAAAGGCTTTGGAGTTGAACCGTATGATATTTACGATACAACTTTTGAAGATATTATTTTTTACTTAGATGGATCAACAGCAGAGTTAACTTGGGAACAACCATTAGAAACAGGCGTTGTATACAATGTATATAAAAACAACGTAAGACTTGATGATGCAAACTATCCAAGTAATCCTACAAATCCAAATGCTGTTATGTCAAGCATTATTGGTGATGGTGCATTAACGTCAATTAACATTCAAAACTTTGGTATAACAAGTAAAGATGACGATATCTTTGTTCTTAGAAAAAGTACAAGCGACGGCTCTTTCAAACCAGATCCTGCTAGTTATGATACACAATTAACAGGTGGAGCGTTAAGTTATAGCAATGCAAAAGGTATTGATGCAAGTGAAATCATTGTAGATGGTGATGGATTTATTACTCCTATGACAACAACTGGACCTGAGGAATTAGTTCCAGGTAAAATTAGTGATACAGTTGATATTAAAATTTTCCATAGACCAGATGATGGAACAAGCAACATACAGACACAATTCTTTACAACAGATGGTATACAGCAAACTTTTACAACTGGAGTTCATCCATTTAATAGCGAAGCAGTATTTGTAACATTAGATAATGTACGCACAACAGATTATACAATAAATTATGTAACTGATACACTTACATTTACAACACCTCCAACAGCAGGAAAAGTTTTAAGTATTGTTACTCTTGGTGTTAATGGACAAAAAATTCTTGATATTAATCATCTTACAGCAGATGGAAGTACAAATACGTATACAACTAATATAAAATATCAAGAAGGCGTAAGTCATTATGTTTATTTAAATGGTGTTATTAATTCTTCAACTTTATCCGAAGGATCAAATGGCAATTTTGTTATTACATTTGGATCAGCGCCGCAAGCAGGTAATGACATTCATTATGGTTTATTTTATACAACTGCTACAAACTTTAGTGCAACAAATGTACAAACACTAGTAGGTGACGGTTCAACAACTGTGTTTGATGTTAATCCAGCACTAGTTGGCGGATTACCAACTGCACAAAATGCTATTGTTGAAGTAAACAATAATATACTTGATGCAGGTTACAATGTAGACTTTACAATTACTGATGCGACAATTAGAGAATACCAAATCCAAGAATGGCAATTCTTTAGTAATAGTGTTAGAGGCGAAGATATAGAAGTTTATTTAAACGATCAAATACTTGTTAAAAATATTCAGTACAGATGGGATAGTGCAAATAACAGTGTTAAACTATCAGCAGGAATCGGAGCAGTAGATGACAGACTAGATATATTCTTTAGTATTGACGGTCAATATGCATTTGGGTATGTTGGAACCGGTGCAGATAGTACGACACGATTCCTACAAGACAGAAGTAAAATTTATTTTGATACAGCACCAGGATTAGGAGAATCAATTAGAATTACATCATTTAGTAATCATGATATACAAGATTTTGAACGTATTAAGTATAACTTAGTAAGTCGTGTTCCATTAGTCCCAGGTACAACTAATTATAAAGAGTATATTACCTTCAGTAATGGACTTGTAAAATTAAGACACAAAGCACAAGATTCAGAATATGTTTGGGTTATACTAAATGGTGTAAGACTTGCACCAAATATTGATTATTACGTAACTGAAAATCAAATGTATGTAAAAATTATTCAACAACTTAATCCAAATGATAAAGTTGAGTATATACAATTTGGAGAAGAGCAGTTAACACATCGCTTTGGTTATAGACAATTTAAAGACATACTGAACCGCGTTCACTACAAGAGGCTAGACAATGCGAATAAGTATAAATTAGCACAAGACCTTAATTGGTGGGATACTAGAATTGAACTAGTTGATGCTTCAGATTTACCAGAACCTGGCAAAAAGAAGCAAATACCGGGTGTTGTGTTTATAAACGGTGAAAGAATTGAGTACTACGTGAAGCAAGGAAATAGTTTACGTCAAATACGTAGAGGTACTTTAGGTACTGGTGTAAACGCACTAATTGCTTCAGGAACTGAGGTAAGAGATCAAAGTCCGGGAGAAAATATTCCGTATATGGATCAAACACTTACACAAGTGTTTACAGCAGACGGTACTACAGCATCATATGAATTAGATTTTACTCCTACACAGGGTATAAACGAATTTGAAGTATTTGTTGCTGGACACAGACTTCGTAAAAATGCGATAAGTAGTTATCAAGTAGACACTAAAGACACTAGTGGAAACTTTGTAACTAGATTTATTGCACAAGATAGTGCTGAAGGTGACGTTACATTACCAGTAGATTTCACATTAAATGGAAGTACACTGGAATTAACAGCAACTCCTGAAGCAGATCAGAAGGTTACGGTAATCAGACGTGTGGGTCAAACATGGACAAAAGCAGGTATAAGCCTAGCAGATGAAGAAAATGACATTGCACAGTTTCTTAAAGCAAGAACAACGGAGTTACCTAAATAAATACAGTAGCAGTGAGAGAAAAACATGACAGACAAATTAAATGATAAAAGCGGAGTAGTAGTAAAAGGACATATCAAAATACATGATCCTAAAACGGGTGAAGTGTATGTTGATAAGCGTAATGCTATCCACTATGAAAATATGAGTATTGCTCTTGCAGAAAGCCTTGCAAACCAAGGGCAAGGTACAATATATGAAATGAGTTTTGGTAATGGAGGTACTAGCGTAGATCCAACAGGTATTATTACATACTTAACACCAAACTCAACAGGAACAAATGCAAGTTTGTATAACCAAACATTTACTAAAGTAGTAGATGACAGGAGTACAAGTAATACTGATCCTGTAAGAAACAAAATTGAAACACGTCATGTTAGTGGAACAAATTACACAGATATTGTTGTAACTTGTTTATTAGACTACGGAGAACCAGAAGGGCAAGATGCATTTGATACTGCTACAGATACTACTAACCTTTATGTGTTTGATGAATTAGGTCTTAAAAGTTATAGCCCAGCAGGCACAGGTAGATTAGTTACACATGTTATTTTCCACCCTGTACAAAAAAGTTTAAACAGATTAGTTCAAATTGATTACACAGTACGTGTACAAAGTTTGTCAGGAGTATAATAAATGCCTTATACAATTAATTTTACTGACGTAACAAACAAAGGTAGTGTTACCGTTGAAGATAATGACATAAATCAATCAACAAGTTTAAGTTTTGTTGGTCGTAATACTACAAGTTATGGTGTTGAATTTAATCAAAACTTTTTAAAGTTATTAGAAAATTTTGCAAATTTAACATCTCCATCAAATCCAGTTGAAGGACAATTATGGTACGATAGTACTGCCGGCAATGAACAATTAAAAGTTTATGACGGAACAAATTGGGTAGCAAGTGGTGGATTAAAAAAGGCTACTAGTGAACCGGGTGCATCAAATAGTTTAACAGGTGACCTTTGGGTTGATACTGATAATCAACAATTATATTTGTATACAGGTTCTGGTTGGACTCTTATTGGTCCGGAGTATGCTGGTGGGTTAAGTACTGGTATTAGTCCAGTTACTATACTTGCACAAGACAATATAGAATATACAAGTTTACAAGTTGAAATTGATGCTAAACCAGTTGCAATTATTAGTACACATACATTTACTCCAAGAGCAGAAATTAATGGCTTTAGTCAAATTAATCCCGGAATTAATTTAAGCACAGCAGATATTACTGGATCTGGCGCGGCAAGATTTTATGGACCTGCAGAACAAGCAGAAAACTTAGTTGTTGCTGGAGAAAAAATTGCGGCGGCAAACTTCTTACGTGGTGATGTTGTAAGTACAACAACAAGTCAATTAAAAGTAAACACTGATGATGGTATTATACTTGGTAGCGGAAATCAAGTTGGTTTAGGCGTTGAAGGACAAATTGGAGTTATTAGTCATAACACAAGTGGTGCAAGTTTAGACATACGTGTTAATGACCAAGGTACTACTAAAACAGTTATGCGTGTTGACTCAACAACAAATATTGGTATTAACAACACAGCACCAAGTGAAGCATTAGATGTTACAGGTAATATTAAAGTAAGTCAAGGTGTTACAATCGATGGAACTACTGCAAGTACAAACTTTGGTACAGGTAGTTTAATTGTAAAAGGCGGCGTAGGTGTTGCAGGAGATGTAAACATTGGCGGAACTATTAATATTATTGGTGATACAGAAACTAGAGATATTATTCCTGATATAACTAATACAAGAAATATTGGATCATTAGCAAACAAATATACAGGAATATATGCAACAACTTTTATAGGAAACTTAACCGGTAACGTTACTGGACAAGTAAGCGGTAGAGCAGGTAGTGCAGATAAACTTTCTAGTTCTACAAACTTTACACTAGCAGGCGAAGTTAGTGCGCCGACTATTACATTTGATGGTCAAGCAGGCGGCACTACAAAAACATTCCAAACAACTGTAGCAAACAGTTTTATTAGTAATAAAACATATGCTAATAATGCTGATGCCAGTGACGAATTCTTATTAAACAGAGTACAAGGACAAGTTGGACTTTATAGAATTAGTAGAAGAGATTTATTATCTACAGTACCAGTTAACCCACCAGGTGTAATGATGCCTTATGCAGGTACAACAGCACCGTTGTTTTGGTTACTATGTCACGGACAAGAAGTATTACAAGCAGACTATCAAGCATTATTTGAAATAATTGGATTTACATACAAACAGTCAGGGTTATTAAGTGATCTTGGTGTAGCAAAATTTGCACTACCAGATATGCGTGGTAGAACTGCTATGGGTCTAGATGATATGGGCGGAACAGGTGCAGGTAGAATTACAGGCTTGCAAGGTAGTGAACTTGGTAATAGTGGTGGTCAAGAAACAGTTACAATTCAAAATACTAACTTACCAGATCACGAACACGATTTAGTTGTTGAAGGAACACAGTTCTATGCAATACTAGATGCGGCAAAGGGCGCAAACAGTCCGGTATCATCAATTACATTTGATGCACCAACAGGACAAAATGCAGGGCAGGCTGTAACAACAAGTGGTGGTGTTGCAGGAACAACTGGACAGGCAATGGAAACATTGACACCGTTCATGTCCTTAAATTACATAATTTACACAGGGAAAGTTTAATGGCATATAAAATAAACAAAACAAATGGTGCATTACTAGTAGATTTAATTGACGGTACAGTTGATATTAACAGTACATCATTAACATTAGTTGGTAGAAACTATTCCGGATACGGTGAAGCATTCAACGAAAATTTTGTTAAATTACTTGAAAATTTTAGTAACACTAACTCACCAACTAATCCAATTGCTGGACAATTATGGTGGGATACAGGCGAAGCACGTTTAAAAGTTTATGAGGGAAATGTATTCAAAGCAGTAGGTGGACCATTTGTACAAAAAACACAACCAGGAATGGTTGCTGGTGACTTATGGATAGATAATGTAAATAATCAACTTTACTTTTTTGATGGCACAGATTTAACGTTAGCAGGACCAGTATACAAAGCAGGGCAGGGCGAAACAGGATTTAGAATTGAAAGTATATTAGATACACAGGACAGAAGTAGAACACTTGCTAGTTTGTATTTAGGTAATGGCACTAATGGTACAACAGAAAGAGCCGCAGTAATTAGTAATGTAGAATTTACTCCAGCAGTAGGATATACAATCGCTGGTATTACAGGTAATATCAAAAAAGGTATTAATGTTATTGATAAAACAAACTTTCTTTTTGAAGGTACAGCAGATGCCGCGAAAGCATTAATTAAAGCAGACGGAACAAAAGTCGGTGCAGATAACTTTGTAAGTACTACATCAGATAACGTTGTTACAGGTTCACTTACAGTTAGTAACTCAGCAGGTGTTACTATTGGACCAAATGCTAACCAAGTACAAAGCATAATTGGTAATTCGTTTGTTACTGCTAATCAGCAGTTAGATGAGAATTATGTAATTAGAGTAACAAGTACTGCGGCTGGATCACAGCAAGTAGATGCTGTATTCGTAGACGCGGCAAATAAACGTGTAGGTATTTTTGATAACACACCAGAATATACATTAGATGTTGCAGGTGATATCCGTGTAACAGGAAACTTATTAGTTGAAGGATCTAGTGCAAGTATTGATGTTAGTAACTTAAGAGTTGAAGATAAGCAAATTGAACTTGCTATTACAAACGATAGTACTCTATTAAATGATGCAGGTGTTGATGATGCTGGAATGGTTGTAAGAGTAACAGGTGCAGATAAAAAATGGACTTGGATACAAGCAACAAATAGTTGGACAACTACAGAAAATATTAATGTAACTACAGGCAACGAATATAAAGTTGCAGGAACAACAGTACTTACAAATAATACACTAGGAACTGGTATTGTAAATTCAAGTCTTACAAATGTAGGCACATTAACATCTTTAGATGTAGATAATATTAATTTAAATGGTAGTACTATTTCAGGTACAAGTGGATTAATAGTGTCAGCAGGCGGCGATGTTAATTTTTCAAACAGTAAAATTGCAGGAATAGCACAGCCTACACAAGATACAGACGCGGCAAGTAAAGTATATGTAGATGAACAAATTGCAGGATCTGCAATTTCGTTTAGTATGGATGTTACAGGATTAAACGATACACAAATTGGATTAGTTCTAAATGACCTAGTTCCAGCAGGTACTGTTGCGAACGGTACAACTGCACGTATTCACTGTACAACACTTGGTGGCGCAAGTGTTACAGGTATTGACGTTGCGGCAGTAGCAACTAAATCATTCATAGCGGTAGATGCCGCTGGAGTAGAAAACGAATCAGTATTGCAAGATATTGGATTTACAGCGGCAACAGGTACAGTTACAGTTAGTGTAACTAGAGCGTTGAAGGAATACATCACATCAAGTGGAAGTTGGGCATTTAGTCAAAACTTAACATCTAGTGTGTAAGATAAATATAGTTATAATTAAAGGGTTGAAACATGGCTTATACGATTAACAAATACAGCGGAGCAACACTTGTAGTAGTACAAGATGGTACCGTTGATGTTACAACAGACTTAACGTTTGTTGGCAAGAACTACGCTGGTTACGGCGAAATACAAAACGAAAACTTTTTGTTTTTGTTAGAATCATTTAGTGGAACATCACAGCCACCAAAACCAGTTAGTGGTCAAATATGGCACGATTCAACAAATGGTAAAATTAAATTCTACGATGGTACTAAATTTAAAACTACAGGCGGCGCAGAAGTTTCAACCACACAGCCAGTAGGTTTAACAGCAGGTGACTTTTGGTGGGATTCAGGCAACAGTCAGTTATACACATATAACGGAACATCATTTGTATTAGTTGGTCCACAAGGTGCAGGTACCGGTCTTACACAAATGCAAAGTAAAACAGTACGTGATACAGCCAATGTTAATCACAGTGTAATTGCCGCAACAATCGAAGACGAAATTATTTTTATAACTAGTGGTCAAGAGTTTACTATTGATTCAACTGATCCTGAAAATGCTATTACAGGGTTTGATGTTATCAGAAAAGGTACAACAATGGTTAACACCATAGATGCAACAAACGGTGTTACGTCAACTAATCATTATTATTGGGGAACATCAAGCAATGCATTAAGATTTGGTGGAAAACTACCAAGTGAGTTTGTACAAAGTTCGCCAGGATCAGCAACTCAATTTAGTGATATTGTTAGATTTCCAGATGCAGGTATTACAGTAGGTGACCAAAACGATTTACATATCTATATTGAAAATGGTAACCAAGGTGTTATTGCTAACGAAGTTGGTACAAATAACATAATTAGATTTAAAACAAGTAATGCAAACAGTATACAAACTAATAGTGCCAATGTTACAGCAACAGGTATTAATCCTGGATCAACTAGCACATATACATTAGGTACAAGTATTGCTAAATGGTCAAATGTTTGGGCAGATAATTTCCAAGGTAATGCATCTAGTGCAGATGCAATTAGGTTTAATAGTGCAGATTATGCAGGCGATACAAGTGCTATTGCAAGTACAACAGCATTACGTGATAGTGCAGGCGATTTACATGCTAACTTCTTTAGAGGAACAGCAACACAAGCACAGTATGCAGACTTGGCAGAAATTTATGCAACTACACAAGAATGGCCAGTTGGCACAGTAATGGCAGTAGGCGGCGAAGCAGAAGTTAAGCCAGCCGGTGTAAGTCATCATGCAATAGGAGTTATATCAGCAGAACCAGCATACTTAATGAATAGTACAGCAGAAGGTCAAGCAGTTGGTCTTAAAGGGCGTGTTCCTGTAAGAGTAAAAGGACCAGTGTCAAAAGGTCAAGCAGTTTATGCATGGCAAGACGGCGTTGCTTCAACTATTGCAAGTACAGGATTAGTTGGAATTGCTTTAGAATCAAGTACTTCCGACGAAGAAAAATTGATAGAGTGTGTTTTAAAAGTATAAATATTAAAACACGTATATAATAAGGGAAGTAGAGCATGGCAGTTGGCGATTTAATTACAGCCGCAAGATACAATAATGCACAAGGTAGGGTAAGTGCAATCCTTGGCAACGGATCTGGAAACGAAGGCTATGGTCAAACAACAACTAGTTCTCAGGTTTCAAGTAATATTATTATTAACTCTACACACGTTAATGCTTTATTTACTGACTTAAACAAAATTTATATACACCAAACAGCATCAGTACCAAATTCAATTGCTGAAGTAGAAATTGGTGATACAGTAGCAGAAGATACTAGCGGCGCAGATACTAAAGAAGGATTTAAAGACTACGAAGATTTTATTAGTATTATCGAAACAGTCGGAAATAGATTTAGATTAGCACCAGCACAAAGCAGTACACTTAATAATGCTAAAACTATTCAACGTAGAAATCAATGGACTGCTCCAATCGAGTGCGAGTTTAATGTTTCTTTTACTGATAGCAATACACGTAGACACTTTTTTAATGCAGGAGGATCTCTTACATTTATTAGTTCTTTAAGCGGAACTCCAGTATCAGGAGACAGTGTAGCAAAAAGCCAAGATTGGTCTTCAATTCTTAGCAATGCTGGAACTATTAGTATAAACCATGATTCAACTACAACTACAGGCACAGGTGTAGTTCAAAGTATTGGTAATTATGATTTAACAACTTCATATCAAGAGATATATAGAAAATCTGCAACCGGAGTTTACGGTAATAACAATTATATTCTTTTTGCTAAAGCAAGCAATAGTTCTAGCATACAAGTAAAATATCAATTTTATGATCATAATCCAGGCGGATACAAAATTGACGAACCTGTCTTAGGATTACTAGAAGCAAAAATAGGCTTTGTTAGAGCAAGTGGATCATACGTTGACACTCCTGCACCAGCATTTGCGGCTACAAATAATCTTTAAGATAATTAAAAGTAACGAGGAGATATAAATGGCCGTCGGTGATATTATTACTGCAACTAGATACAACGCTCTACAATCTAGAGTTGAAAGCATCTTGGCCGTTGGAGCAAATACTGAAGGTTACGGAGAAACTACAGCAAGTTCTCAAGTAGCAGTAAATGATTTAGTAACAGCATCTCACGTTAATCAGTTAAAAACTGATATTGACATTATTAATCGACACCAAACTAACCAAGCGGCAGGAACTATTACTAGTATCACTATCGGAAATCTTATTGCTGACGAAACAAGTGACAATCCAGATGGCATAGAAAAAGGGTTTGCTGATTATGAAAACTCTATGAATACTTTAGAATCAAGTCCAAACAGATTTAGACTTGCACCATTACAAAGTACTTCAGGAACAGGCCCGTCATTAACATTTACATCTCAATGGAGAGAAAATGTAAACGGATACTTTAGAGCAACATTTAGTAATTCTAATCATAGAAGACATTTTTTTAATGCTGGCGGAGTAATTACTTTTGCAAGTAGCCTAGCAAGTACAGCATCTGGCGGAAATGTAGCAAAAACAAACGACTGGTCAACAATGTTGTCTAACGCAGGCACAGTAAGTTTTGCATGGAACTCAACTTCAACATCAGGATCGGGTACAGGTAGTGCAATTGGTAATTTTCAACTTACTTCAAGTGAACAGCAAGCGTTTAGAAAAACTGGTACAGGTGTATATTCTGATAACAACTATTATATTAGAATAAGAGAAATTAATAGTTCGACTATTGAATTCCGCATATGGATGAATGAGGCTGATACAGGTAATACTTCCACAGCAAAAGGTGTAGCCCCAGTTGACGAGTTTGTTCAAGGCAATTTAACCACTACAATTGGCTTTACACGAGCAAGTGGTGTTTATGTAGACGTGGCGGCACCAACTTTAACTATACAATCTAACTTTTCTGGCAGTTAATACTTGACAATCTCATAGATCTATCATATAATATTACTATATGGAGAGATTATGGATCAACGTTTGAAAACTGCATTAGAATATGCAGATTACGTAACAACATTTAAAAATCAAAAAAGAGTTTTACAAGAAACATACAATAAAGATTGTACGGTATATTATTGTGGTGGCCAATTCACGGCTACAAGAGAATTTGTTGCAAGTATACTAGCAGTAAAGTGTGACGTTTTTATAGATAACAATCAAACTCCGATTGAAGTATTAGATAAAGAAGATTTTTATAATGTTCTTGCTAGAGCATTTACAAATGCAACTGAAAAATACCATAGTGAATATCAAAAAATAGTAAAAAGTCAAAGGACGGTACAAGGAATAATTGATGTCTAAAGGCATACTTGTACATGCATTTAACAATGAAGATATAAACTACGTAAAGCAAGCCTCTATGGTTGCTGAACGAGCAAAAAAACACCTTAATCTTCCTACAAGTGTTATTACTGATTGTAGCATTGAGAACGATGGTACATTTGAACATATCATACATTTAGATACTGCACAAAACTATACCCAAAAGATGTATAACAACGGAAACGTAGGTAAACATCTAACATTTAAGAATAATGCTAGAGCATTAAGTTACGATCTTAGTCCTTATGAGTATACATTAATGCTGGATACTGATATAATCATATGCGACAACTCTTACAACTATTGTTTTGAACAAAGTAATCCTTTATTAATGTATAAAGATGCATATCATTTAGGACAAAATCTTGACTATCGGCAATTTAATAAAATTAGTGATTCTAGTATTGATTTTTATTGGGCTACATGTGTATATTTTGCGAAATGTAAACAGAACAAAATATTTTTTGATTTAATTAAACACATCGAAGAGAATTGGAAACATTACCGAATGGTATATCAGATAGTACAACAAACATTTCGTAATGATTTTGCATTTAGTATTGCTGTACATATTTTAAATGGTCATGCTAAAGGTGATATAGTAGGAAAAATGCCAAGTAAGTTATATTATACTATTGATAAAGATATTTTACATAAAATTAATAACGATGAACTTACATTTATTATAGACAACAATCCAATTAAAACAAAACAAATGACTGTACATGCAATGAACAAGTATAGTTTAGAGGAATTACTATGAAACAGGGTGTATTAATTTTTGCACAAAATAATAAAACAGACAACTATGTAAAACAAGCATATCTATGTGCATTAAGTGGTATGCAAAGTGGCAATAAACATTTTACATTAGTAACTGATAACGAAGTTGATGAAAAAACTAGTTTTATGTTTGATAAAGTAATTGTATTAGAACATGATGATGCAAGTACTAGTGACTGGAAAATTGAAAATCGTTGGAAAGCATTTAATCTTAGTCCGTATGATGAAACTATTGTAGTTGATAGTGATGTATTATTTTTAGATAAAATAGACTGGAATAAATTCAAAGATCAAGAATTATATTTTACACAAAATCCTATTACATATCGACAAGAAAGTATAAATGATACGTATTATAGAAAAGTATTTCATCAAAATCATTTGTTTAATGTTTATACAGGATT